CAGCGCCTCGAAAATCTCCCCCGTCAGCTCGGCCCAGTTCACGCGTGGCAGCTTCACCGCCGCGTCCGCGTTCGCAGCCGCGCGCTTGGCTGCCCACTTCGCCGCCGAGCGCTGCGGGTCTGCGTCGACCAGCAGCACGTCACGACCGCGGATCGCCAGGCACACGCTCAGATTGATCGCGAGCGCCGTCTTTCCCGTCCCGCCCTTCTCGCCCCCCAGCACGTAGATCATGCCCCCAGCCTTTCGTCAGTGCCGTCAGTGCCGTCATCGTAGTCAATGACACGATTGCCGTCAATGACAGCAGTGACGGCAACGCAGAAGTGCAAATACCTTTGCGGATTTACGCACTTGCGCAGCACCCGTGATCCGGCGTACAGCTAAGGCCACAAGCGCATCGAAGCGCGAGACCCGCTGAACCACAGACCTTAAAGAACACGAGCGGCAAAGGAGATTCCAGCCTCCAGAGCCGCTCTAGGAAGGGGCACCACCAGTGCCGCATTCCATGTGCACCGGGCCATTGCCCGAGCCCCAGAACGCTATCAGTCCCCCCCAGGCCCGGCAAAGGGAAAGTAGTCCCCGCGTGTATAGTCCGATGGGGCCAACCCTCGCGCTCGTAGGGGGTTGCCATGGGTGAGCCCGCGAGGAAGCGCGACACCGAGCAGGCCCCCGAGGGTCGTCCCGCGTGGGCCTACGAGGACGCGTCGCACGACGGCTTCGCGATGCCGGCGATCCGAGAGCTATCGGCATGGCTCAGGGGAGCGCCGGGCCTGGGGTCGAAGATCGCGCGCGACCTCTTGGCCGCCGTCGCTTACGAAGCGAGCAAGCCCCTCGGCTACTGCTGCGCGCGGCAAACGACGCTAGCTCGGCTCATCGGCGACCGAAGCGAGCGCACCGTCCGCGACCACATCCGCGAGCTCGAGCGCGCGGGCTACGTGTTCACCGTCGATCGCCAGGGCACCAACGCGACGTTCGTGAACTTCGCGAAGATTCGGGAGGCGCTCGCGGAGTTACGCGGAGTTACGCCAATCCCTGCCGGTCGGACCGGCGCCGCTGCCGGTCCCTCCTATTACTCGAGATTTAAGAAAGAAAAGCAGCAGAGCGCGCGCCCACCCGAGCGCCCACCCGCACCCGCGTGCGAGGTCGTGCCGCCAGCTGCTGCTGCTCCCTGCGTTGCACCTGTTCCGAGCGTTGAGAGCGTTGCACCCGTTGCACTCGCCTCAATCGAGCCGGCAAAACCGGAAGTGCCCCCCGCAGCGCACCCAGAAGCCCCCAGAAGCTTGGGAGGGAGCGAACCCGTCCCGCACCCGATCGCCCCATCCCCAGCGCCTTCTAGGGCTGTCCTCGACGCCGGGACAGCCCATCCTGAGCCCGGCACGAGCATCGCTGTGATCGTCGACCCCGACGATGCGCGGATCATGGAACTGGACGGCCCGCGCCGGCAGCTGGCCAAGTGCCAGCCCCTCGCGGTCGAGCCTCCCCCGGCGCTGCTGGCCAAGGTGCTCCGCGAGCATGGCCCTGATGCCGGCGTGGACGTCGCCGAGGTCCTGCGCAGCCCCGAGGCCCGCGCGCACCCGCGCGCCGCGCTCGAAGCGCTCGAGGCCCTGGCCGCGAAGCCGGCCTCGCAGATCGCCCGCTCCGCCGGGGGCTACTACCGGGGGCTGCTGCGCGTGGCGATCCGGGGCGAGCTCCGCCGGCCCAACTCGCTCGGGTCGGGCTGGTCCGCGATGGGACGTCTGCAGAATGCCCGCGAGGCTGCGGAGCAGCGACAAGCCTGGGAGGAGGCTGCCGAGCTCCGCGAGCAGGCGGTCGAGGTGAGCGCCCGCGCGCGCGCCGCGCTCGAAGCGCTCGAGCGCCAGGACCGAGCTCACCAGGGGGTCGAGCGCACGATCGCCAGCTGCCGCACGGGCGAGCCTGCGCAGCTGGGGGGCACACAGCTCGCCCCCCCGCCCGTGTGCCCTGTCGCTGAGGCAGCGCGTATGCCGCCGCCTCGCGCGCTCGCCGGTCCGCGCGAGATGCCCGCCGGCGTGCCACGCACGAACCGCGCGCTGTTCCGGGTGCCTGACGACTAGACCGGCGCGCGGCCCCGATCTCGCCTGGTGGCCTAGTGGTGGCCTGGTGGCGCCCAACTAGTCCACCACCAGGCCACCGGCAGGCCACCAGCTAGGCCGGCAGCGCCTAGTCCGCACACTCGACCAGGGCGACCAGCCCGGCAAGCGCGCCTAGTGCGCGTGGTCGAGCCAGGTGAGGCCGAGCTCGGTGATCTCACCGTAGGCGTCGTTCGGCGGTCCGCTGATCACGCCCTTGGCGATAAGCGCTTCCCCGCGCCGCATGAACGCGGCCCGCTGTAGCGCCGCCGGGGCACCGTCGAACAGCAGCATCTGCACGTCGCCCCAGTCCCAGGTGCTGCCGTAGCTGCTGCAGATGCGCAGCATCCTCGCCTCGGCCGGCGTGAGGCGTGGCAGTTCCGCGAGAGGCAAGGTCACGCTGCAGCCCGCACGATGGCTTTGTCGCTGGTGACTGCGCGCCTGGCGCGAGCGATGGTCGCGTCGACCGTGTTCCCGAGCCAGTCGAGCGCGGCGCCGAGGTCGTTCTGCTTGCCAGTCTTGGGCAGCGTCGGGTCCTGGATGAGCTTCTGGCGGTGCTCCTTGCGCTCGTGCTGCGACCACGCCATCGAGTCGCAGCTCGTCATGTGCTCGAGCGCGAGCGCGATGCCGTCCGCCTTCACGCCGAAGCCGTGCAGCTGCAGCCCCTCGCGCTGCAGCTCGCCGAGCATCAGTGAGATCCGAACCTGCCCCTGCCGCCGGCACACCGAGCCCACCCCGACGCGCGGGAGCTTGCGCAGGTCGACGCCGGCCGCGTCGTACATCTCGAGGTGGTCCATGTGGTCGCCCTGCCCCCAGCCCTGCAGAACCGGCATCCACGGCAGCTCAGGCGCGAGCTCGCACAACTCGAGGTAGCTCCTGACCGTGCGGCGCTGGTGCTCGCGGACGGTCAACCCCGTGCGCTTGAGCACGACCTCCTCGCACATCCAATCCTGGACCGAGGCAAACGCGAGCTGTCCGATCTCGCTGTGGTAGCGCCGCACCCGCGCCGCGTACGAGCTCGCCGAGGTCAGGTGCTGACCGTGCTTGCTGACCTCCGAGAAAGCCCCCGAGTCGAGGCCCCACGGCGCAATCGCGCGGTGCTCGAGCTTGCCTGCGTAGTCCTTGCCGCGAACGCGCAGGGTCGCGTCCGACACGAACAGGGGAGCGGCCGAGAGGCTGAGCCAGTGAGGGCGGTGGGCACCGAGAAAGAACTGAGTCATGGCCGGGAACCTAACAGAGCCGAACCAGTATGCAACCCACTTTGGTCTTTCAATGGTGGGTTGCTTGAATCAGTGTTCCCCTCCCCAGCGGCACGGAGCCGCTGACGAGAAAGAGAGCCCCCCATGACGACCACGACCACCAGCGCCCCGAAGTTCTACGACCTGACCGCCGTCATCGATGCCGATGGCGCGATCAGCTGGGAGAGCGCGACTCCGATCAGGCCGCTCGCTGCACACGAAGCAGTCGGCCGCCACCTGCGCCAGACCGCCAAGGGCCAGAAGCCCGGCCGCTACCGCATCCGCATCGACGTGACCGCCGTGCACAAGTAGACCCACAAGCAACGCACATGCGGGTTGCGATTGCGCCCGTGCTGGATTACCACGCCATGATGACCCAAGCCGTCCGCGCCTATGGCCGCCCTCCGCGTAACACCCGCTCTGCGGTCGCCACCAGCCGCACGAGCATAAGCCTCACTGTCCGGCTGACCGAGGATGAGGCAGAGCTCGTCGACGGTCACGTCCAGCGCCTCAAAGCAGCCCGCTCCGTGCTCATCCGCGAGGCGATGCTGCGGATGGGCCTCTTCGCGATGCGCCCCTTCGCCGTGGCGATCCAAGGTGCGCTGCGGTGGGACGAGCGCACGGACAAGACCACGCGCAAGCCGCAGGGCGAAGACCACGCGAGCGTCAATGTCACCATCCGGCTGACTGCCGAGGAGCGCAGCCTCGTGGACGCGCACGTCCACCGCACGGGGTTTGCGCGCGCTGTGCTGATCCGCGAGGCGATGCTGCGGATGGGGCTGTTCGGTCGAGCTCGCGTCAGTCTCGAGCAGGGCTAGCGCTGGACGAGCACGACCATCGCCTGCAGCACCAGGAGCAGGGCCGCGCGTGTGCGTGCGAGCTCGTCCACGACGGGAGGCTCGGGGGGTGGTGGCTCCTGCGCATCGAGCCACTCCTGGTACTCCGGGGGCAGCTGCTCGCGGTACAAGAGCTCCGCAGCGGTGGGGATGGTGATCGTCTCGCCGTCGATGTCCGTCGACTGCCCGAGCAGCGGCTCGAGGTACGGATCGCCCTCGACCAGGTAGAGCAGCCCGTCAGGCGCCACCACCTCGACCGGCGCGATGGTCAGGTGCCCCGTCCACCCGATGGCGCCCTCGTACCAGACTGCGGGTCGCGGGGGGCTTGGCATCGCGGTGGGCTTGGGGAAGCCGCCGAGCTGGTCGAGCGCGCGCCAGACCTTGGTGAGCGCGTCCATGGTTCCGAGGTAATAACGCATCGCCATGACTGACTCTTCTCGCTAGGGGGCAATCCCCGTGTCGGCCTGGATAAAGCTTCGGTAGGTCGTCTTCTCGGCGGCGTTCAGCACGCGGCGGAAGAGGTAGAGCGCGCGCAAGCGACCCGCGAACATGCCTGCCGTGATACCCGGTCCGAGGTTGCCTATGCGCAGCGTGATGACAGGAGCGGTTGCGTACGGCCCCCCTGCCGCTGTCGTGCCGACCTGCGCGCTCTTGCGGTATCCGCGCATCTGCGGCGAGTCCGCGGTCGTAAACGAAACCGCGCTGTAGGTGCCCACGTTGGCCGGCATCAAGCCGCAGTCGAGGATCGCGTCTGCGCTGACCAAGCGTACCTCCCAGTGCGTCAAGTTGACGTAATGCCAGCCGCCCCCCGCGGAGGCGTTCGGCCAGGTGGACCACAGCACCATGTTTGCCGTGTTGTCGATGTTGAACACCCCCACGACTTCCATTCCGGTGCCATCGTGCAGAAAGGTGAACGCGCTCGCTGCGCGCGTGCTGACGTACAAGTGCGAGCTGCCGTTGAACACGGCCGCCTTGGCGTTCGCGAAGCTCGCGTCTGCGGCGGGCAAGTTGCACTGCGCGCCGCTGGTCGCCTGATAGAGCACATGCGTTGCGTCGATGCGGTCGTTCCACGAGTAAAGCTTCGTGCCGCCGTCGCTGGTGACCGCGTCCGCGTCGAACCACGAGTCCTTGCCCGTGTCCTCTCTGAACAGCGCGCGAAACTGCGCCGCAAGGCCCAGCGGCTGCGCCATCATTAGCTTCTGACCTGGCGACGGCTGTAGCTGGTAGCGCCGCGCCCACGAGTCGACCACGCGCTCGACCGTCTCGTCCGTGCGCAGCGTGTTTGCGAGATCGAAGATGCGCTCGAGGTCCGCGCGATGCGCTGGCGCGAACTTGCGTAGCGATGGCTGCTGTAGGTCCATCAGGAAGCCGCCAGATCGCCAGACAGCACCCACGAGGTCGCCGTGATCTTCGTGAGGCTCGCCACGCTGTAGCGCGCGCGTAGCTTCGCTGTCAGCGCGGGGTTGTTGAGCGTGTCGGTCGTGATGGCGATGGTCGTCTGCCCCACGCCCAGCTGCATCACCGTGACCACGGTGCCGACGGGGAAGGCTACGCTTGCGTTCGCGGGGATCGTGAGCGTGTTCGCCGCGGCGTTGTTCATGGTCACGCACTTGGGCGCGTCCGCGAGGACCAGCGTGTAGGCGGTGCCCGTCTGGTTGTTGAGCAGCAGCGCAGCGGCGCCCTCGAGGTCGCCTGCCAGTTCCCACGTGTCCGTGGCGACCTTGGTCAGCACCATCTCGCTGAACTGCGCTCGGGCCTTCGCAACGAAGCCGATCGGCACGTTCAGTGTCACGCCGCCCGCAGGCGTGATCGAGACTTGCCCCGTGCCCGTCTGCTCGAGCGTGAGCTTGGTCCCGATGGCGAACATGGCGGTCGCGTTTGTCGGCACCGTGACCGTGATCGGCGACGCGTTGTTGAAGCTGAGGATGATCCCGAAATCCGCAGCCACCGGGGTGTAGGCCGTGCCGCCCTGGGTGCTGACGACTTGACTCAGGTCCCCGGACACCCACCACACATTCGCCGCGGCCTTGAACAAGATTCCGACCGCCGAGACCCCGCGCAGGGTGCGGGCGCCCCCGGGTGCGAAGCCCGGAGAAAACAGGCTCACGCCGCCCGCCGGCGCGATGGTCACCAGGCCCCCGCCCTGCACCACGTACACGATGCTGCCGACAGGAAACAGCGCCACGGCGTCGGTGGGGATGGTGACTGTCGTGGGTGTTCCGTTGGACATTCCGATGAGCTTGCCGGCGTCCGATACCTGCAGCGTGTAGGTCGCTCCGCTCTGCGGGTTGTAGCCCGCTCCGATCTGACTGATCGTAAGCGCCCCGCCCGCGCCGCCGTCGGTGAGTGCCACTCCCGTGCCCGCAGTCAGTACGCGCTCGTTGGTAAGCGTCCCGTCCGTGGCGAGGGTCAGGTACTGCGCGCCTACCGGAGCGCCGCCTCCGCCCGCCGTGCTCGCCACCGTGAGCGTGCCTGCACCCGGAGTCAGCGTGATGTTCGCGCCAGCCGTCAGCACGCGCTCCGCAGACAGCCCACCACTCGCAGCGCTCACCAGATACTCAGCGTCCGTAGGAGCACCCGCGGCGACCGTGCTTGCCACCGTGACCGTCCCGCCCGCGCCGCCATCGGTGAGCGTGATCCCCGCCCCCGCGGTCAGGACGCGCTCGTTCGCCAGGTTGCTGTCCGACGCGAGCGTGACGAAGGGCGCGGCCAGCCCCGGCGCACTGAGCGTCACTGACGCACCCGGCCCGCCATCCGCGACCAGGATACCGCCCGTCGTGAGGAGAGTGCGCTCGTTGGGAAGACTCGTGTTGGCCCCGAGCGTCATGTACGAGGCGAAGTTCGCACCCGCGATGTCCACGCCGTCGACCGTGCCGGTGACCGCGATGTCGCCCGCCACACTCAGCCCTGCCGTCGTCAGCAGCCCCGCATCATCGAGCGTCGCACTCGAGCTCTGGACCACCTTGCCGGTCGTTCCGTCCCAGCGCGTGACCGCGTTGTCCGTCGACAGCGTGACGCTCTGTACCGCGTTCACCGTCGCGACCGTGAGCGTGCCGGCCCCAGGCGTGAGCGTGACGCCGACGCCTGCCGTCAGGACGCGCTCCGCCGACAGGCCCGCGCTCGCGGTGCTGACCAGATACTCCGCGTCCGTAGGCGCTCCGCCGCCACCGCCGCCCGTGCTCTCGATCGTCAGCACACCAGCGCCTGGCGTCAGCGTGATGCCCGCACCAGCCGTCAGCACCCGCTCCGCGCTGAGCCCACCACTCGCGGCGCTCACGAGGTACTCAGCGTCAGCCGGCGCACCCCCGCCGCCGCCGGTGCTCGCAATCGTCACCGGGCCGCCCGCCCCGCCGTCCGTGAGGGAGATGCCCGCGCCCGCGGTCAGAATGCGTTCATTGCCGAGCGTCGGCGTAGCCGCGAGCGTCACGTACGAAGGCACAGCTACGTTCGCGAGCGCAGTCGCGAGGTTCGATACGTCCACGCCGTCGACCGTGCCCGGCGTCGCGATGTTGCCCGCGTCGTCGATGGTGACGAGCGAGCTCTGCACGAGCTTGCCCGTCGTGCCGTCCCAGCGTGAAACCGCGTTGTCCGTGGCAGTCGCCGGTCCCTGCACCGCGCTGGGAGTCGCCACCGTGAGCGCTCCTGCTGCCGGCGTGAGCGTCACGCCCGCGCCAGCAGTCAGCACGCGCTCGGCACTCAGCCCTCCACTGAGCGCGTTGACGAGATACTCAGCGTCCGTCGGCGCACCGGCCGCCACCGTGCTCGCGACCGTCATGGTGCCCGCGCCAGGCGTGATCGAGATGCCTGCTCCTGCGGTCAGCACGCGTTCACTCGTGAGCGCGCCCGTCGCGGTGCCCACGATGTAGTCCGCATCGGCAGGCGCCGCGCCCGCCGCTGGGATCGCGTTGATCTTGACCTTCTCGGCGCCGCTGACGAAGCCCGGCACCGTCGTGGTCGCCAGCGCGTGCAGGCTGCCGCCGGCCTGGTCGCCATGACCGTGTGTGTGCTGCGCCGTGGCGTACGCCCCAGGCGTGCCTAGCGAGCTCGCCGCCGCCACGTTCGGCGGTGGAGTCCCCGGCGCAGTGGGCGCCGTGACCGAGCTCGAGACCGTGAGCGCCCCTGCGGACGGAGTGAGCGTGATGCCCGCTCCTGCCGTCAGCACCCGCTCGGCCGATAGGCCCGCGTGTGTCGCTGTGACCAGGTACTGCGCATCGCCAGGCGCCCCGCTTGCCGCGGTCGCGCTGACCGTGAGCGTGCCGCCTGCCCCGCTATCGGTGATCGAGACACCTGCGCCCGCCGCCAGCACTCGCGCGCCCGTCAGCTCCGGTGGGCCTGCGGTCGCCAGCACATAGGGCGCATTGCCCGGCGCTCCCTCGGTCGGCGGGAGCCCTTCCGTGCGGTCCTCGGGGAGCCCCACTCCGTACGGATCGAAGGTGAGCAGGAAGCCATCGCGCAGCGCGTCTTCGATGTGCTTGCTCTCCCAGACGATCGCGCCTGCAGAGGTGATCGCCACCCCCTCGGCGTCCGGGTACGTCTCCCCCGGCCGCGGGTAAACCTCGACCTTTGTAGCCATCGACTGCCGACGCTACCAAAGGCTCGCCTACCAACTTTCAGGGCACCGGGACCACCGGCTGCAGCACCGCGAGGTGGGTCAGGTAGACCGTGAACGCGGTACTTCGATTGCGCGCCATGAAGAAACCGATATTCGGACGCGGCGCGACGCTTAGGCGCGGATTCACACCACTCGTCAGCCCGTGGACATTGTTCGGGAGGCTGCCCGCGTACGCTGCGTGACCTGAGCAATACACTTGCGACTCGAGCTGCGCCTCGACGAAGGCGTGGTCGCCGGAGGTCGCCGACGGGGGAGCGATCATGACCACCGCGAGCCCTGACGCGTCGCCCTCCACGTAGTGGAGGAACCTGTCCGTCTGGCCCTGGTACTCGATGATCGCCTGGCTTGCGCGCTCCGCCGAGAGCCACTGCGTGCCGTTGTTGGCCATGCTGGCAAGCCCGCCGACCATGTAGTTGGAGCTGCTCATTCCCGACCCGGACCACCGCCACGCCACCGCGACCGGCGCCGCCGGGTTGAAGTCGGGCAGCTGCGCGAACGGAAACCACGGGATGCGGTTCGAGTAGTTCCCGGTGACCCCAAACGCACCCGACCCGCACTCCATCCCCAGGCCGTTCACGATGTTGTTTACCACCGTGTCGATGAAGTCTGCCGTGCCCTTCGAGTACCACGTCAGACCGTCGACCAGGTTCGCTCCGTTGACCAGCGTCTGCGTAGGGAGCGTCGTCAGGTCGAGCTCGTAGATCGCCCCCCAGGTCTGCCCGCCCGTCGGGACCACCACCGTGCTTGCGATCTCCACCTCCCCCGTCGGCAGCTCTGTCAGGGCGATGCCAGCGCCCGCGACGAACCTGTGCCGCACCGTCGCCGCACCGTTCGCGCCGCCATCGTCGATCGCAATGCCAGGCCCCGCTGCCAGCGCGCGCTCGCCACTGAGCCGCGCATCGCCTGACAGAGTGAGGTAAGGCGCGTCCGCCGGCGCACCCGCCGCCACCGAGCTCGCCACGGTGAGCGCACCTGCCGACGGAGTGAGCGTGATGCCCGCCCCCGCAGTCAGCACCCGCTCGGCTGATAGACCCGTGCTCGCGGTACTGACCAGGTACTCCGCATCGACAGGCGCGCCGCCTCCACCTCCGCCGCCGGTCGCGCTGACCGTGAGCGTGCCTCCCGGGCCGCTGTCCGTGAGCGCGATGCCGGCGCCTGCCGCGAGCCTGCGCGCGTCCTCGAGACTCGCCGGTGCCGAGGTCGCCAGCACGTACGACGCAGTCCGCGGCGCTGGTGGAGCCACGTCCGTGTGGTCGACCGGCAGGTTCACGCCGTAGGGGTCGTACGTGAGCAAGTGCCCATCGCGGATCGCGTCCTCGATGTACTTGCTCTCCCAGACGATCGCGCCCGCCGCGGTGATCGTCACGCCCGCTGCATCCGGGTACGTCTCGCCGATCTTCGGCCAGACCTCGACCTTGGTAGCCATCGGTCTCGGACGCTACCAAAGGCCCGCCTACCAACTTTCTGCCCCGCGCTGCATCTGCTCGTTGCGCCGGTTGCGCGCCATGATGCGCAGCAGCTCCTGGTCGTGCTCAGTTGCATCTGCAGGTGGTGGCTTCGCGGTGAACGCCCGCAGCGCCCGCAGGCCATAGCGCAGGCTGTCGACGGCATGATCCTCCCCCGGCAAAAACTCGCTCCGGTCCTCGTCCCACTGCAGCGCCTCCATCTCCGCGACCAGGCACGCCGCGCCCTCGCGGACCAGCACCAGACGCCCCGTGCGAAGCTCCGTGTTCATCATGTCGATCGAGTCGCGCTTGTTCGCCTTGTCCGCCGGCAGCATCGAGAAGCCTGCCCTGCGTGCGTATCTCTCGTTAAAGTCCTGAATAAACGTCTTCCCTCCCGAGGCACTGTCTCCCACGATGCGCTTCGCGCCGAACTGCACACGAAGCGCGTTGGTGCGCTCGCAGATGGCATCGCTCGTCAGGCGGTGGGCCTTCTCCGCGTGCACGACCGCGACGTAGTTGCGATGCGGGTGCGCCGCGAGGACCACCCACGCGCACGGGTCTGGCGAGTTGCCGTAGTCGACGCCAACGAAGTGCCGCCACGTCTTCAGGTCGTACTCGAGCGCGACGTCGACGACGTTGTGGTCCGCGAGCTCGCACACGCGCCGCGTCTCGTCGTCGACCCACCGCCCGTAATACTCGCGCAGCAGCGTCGGGTGCGTACGAGACCACCCCTTCTTGACGATCTCCTCCTCGACGAGCTCGTGCGGGTCTCTGCCGAGGTGGGGGTTCTCGAACAGCGTCCACGCCACCTGAAGGAAGCCGTCGCCTCCGTGGCAGATGCTGTGCCAGTACCCGCGCTTGACGTAGCCCGGCGTGCCGCTCGCGATGAATAGCCCGCGCGTCTGCCCGAGCGCTGGGCTTGCCGATCCCACCAGCGCCTCGAGCAGGTGCGAGAACTCCTGCACCTCATCCGCGAGGAAAGCCCGCGTATTGCCGCCGCGCGCGATCTTCCCGATCTGCCTCTTGTTGTCCAAGCCAACAATCCTGAACATCGCGCCGCGGTCCGTGACCATCGTGCCCTGGTGATCGCGGTGCCGATAGTCGAGGCAGTACAGCTCGCAGAGGCGCGTCAGCTCGCCCCAGATGAGCTCCTTGCCCCTCTTGAGCGTCGGCGCGACGAACACCACCTCCTGGCCGAACTCGCAATCGAGCAGGAGCAAGAGGATCAGCGTCGCGATGTATCGTGTCTTGCCCGCACGTCGACCGCAGCACAGCGCGATGTAGCGCTCCCCCGCGAGCACGAGCGCGAGCGCCGCACGCTGACGCGGGTGCAGCCCCCGGATCAGCCGCAGCTTGACCAGCTCGCGAAATGCGTGGTCCTTGCCCGTCGACACCATCCGCAGCCGCGCGCGCGCCTTCGCCCGCACGCCGTCTAGCTGCACCGCTGCATCTGCCACGACTCACTCGCTCATGATGCGATCGGACTTCGTCGTGTAGCGATCCGGGTCCATCTTGTAGGTCTGGCTGACGCGCTCGCGGACCGCGCCGCGCTCAGGCTGCGCCTCTTCCCCGGCCGCGGACTTGGCGATGACCTGCTGCTGGCGCAGCTGCTCCTGGCCGAGCGTCGACCGCGCTGCGATTCCGGCTTGCTTGAACAGCATCAGCTCCCCGGCCCGGTTCTTGGGCGGTCCCTGCGCGTCGATCTGCGCCTTCACCTCCGCGACGAAGGCATCGTACATCTGCGGGTACACCTGCTTGAGCGTCTGCGCCTCGTCCGCCGTCGCCACGCCGTCCGACATGCGGCGAAGCGTGTTCTCGGGGAAGTACGCCGCCGTGACTGCTCTCGTCAGCTTGCGCTCCGTGGTCGGGTCGATCTTGGTGCCGTCGCCCGGAGCGACTGCATTCACAGCCGCGGCGCGTCGCTGCTCGAGCTGCACCATCTGGTCAGCCGTCTCCGGGTCCACCTGCTCGATCTGCGCCGCCTGCTCCACCAGCGCCCGGTATTCGGGAGACTGCGGGTCGCTTACCCTGCGCGCCTCCTCCACCTTGTCGCGCACCTGCTTCTCCGTCGCCAGCCGCGCGAGCGCGAGCGGCACGTGCACGCCCGCAGGCGCTGCCGCGTCCGCAGCCCGACTCGCCCCGAGCAGCCCCTTACGCGCCGCGCTGACCAGCTTGCGAGCGCGCTCGGTGAGCGCCTGCCCATTGCCTCCCTGCGCCTCCGCTACCGCGCGAATCCATGCCTTGTGCCACTTCGGAAACTGCGCGCCCGCAGCGCCGCCGACCGCTGCCATGCCCGCCATCCCGAGCGGCCCGCCGACCATGCCAGTAAGCGCGCCGGCCCCACCCGCTGCCGCGCCGGTAAGCGTCTCGAACCCAGGCGCACCCGCGAGAAACTTCTCCCCCTCGAGCTTCGAGGCGCGCGCCTTCGCCATGAGATCCGCACGCGACTCGAGCGTCCGCGAGAGGTCCACGAGCTCCTTCGCGTCAGGCTTCATCGCCTCGCCGCCCCACGCACGCACCCGCGCCTCCGCGTCGGCCGCACCATCGCGAAGGTTGAGCCGATACGCCTGCTCGTCGCGCATGTTCGCCGCGTCCCCGAGGTTGTTGTACAGCCGCTTGACCGCGGCGCTGTCCGCCTGCTGCAAGTTGTCCCAGTCGTTCGGAGCGCGCTCGGGTCCCGTCGAGAAGAACTGAGACCACTCGCTGTCGTTCGCGGTGCTGATCGCCCTCGACCATGGCTTGTTGCCGATGTTCTGCCGCTCGGCGAGGCTGAGTGCTTCCCAGGTCTCGTCCTCCGCGAGCAGGGACGAGAGCAGACCCTTCGTGTGCCCCGTCTCGGGCAGCGTCGGGTCCCACTGCGCGGTGCTATTGGCCGTCTGGTTGATCTGCTTGCGCAGGTCGTCGAGATACCCGGTCGACTGCCAGCCGGTCATCTCGCCATCGCGGAACACCCGCTTGATCCGGTTGGCCACGCGGTCGACTGCCGCCTTCGCCTTCGGGGAGCCTTTGTACGCGCCGGGCTCTGCCTTGATCTCCTCGATGCGCCGCAAGACACGCTTGATCGCATCACGCCCGTCGATGTACTGGTCCCACAGACTCGTCACCTTCGTGCCGCTCGCGTTGCGGCCCTCGAGAAAGTTCATCGGCTCGGTCGTCAGGTCGCGCAGGAACTCGCGCAGGTCGCCGCTCTTGGCCTTGCCGACCTCTTTCCCGATCGCCGCCTTCACGCCCTGGTCGAACGCGCCATAAGCGCCGCCGATGTCGCCCTTGCCCAAGAACCGATTCGTGCTCGCCTGCTGCACGTCGAGGATCTGACGAATACGCTGAATGATGCGGAACGACGTCGGGTCTCCGCGAGAGAGCGCCTCCTCGCCAACCACGCCCACATAGTCGTCGACCTTCGCCCGCAGACGCGCGAACTGCGTCTCGAGCGCCCGCTGCGCCTCCTGCGCGCGCGGGAACCGCTTCGACAGCTCCACCGCATGCGGGTTCTTGATCGTGTCCTCGATGCGACCCGACTCGTGAATCAGCGTGCGCAAAAACTCGCGCATCCGGTCGCTTCCCTGGTCTGACTCGAGCATCTTGCTCGCGTCCCCGAGCAGCCGTCCGCGCACGTCCTCGGTGTAGCGCGCGAACGCGCTCCCCACCTTGCCGTCGATCAGGTCGTCGGTAATCTGCGCATGCGTCTCTTCGAGCATGTTCGCAATGCGCGACGCGCGCAGCACCTCCCCTCGCGGAGGCGGCGCATCCGGGTTCGACACGAACTCGTCTACCAGCGTGCGCAGGTTCGCGAACATCCCATCGAACTCGGCCTTGGCCGCCTGCGAGTTGGGCAGGTCGGCAGGCACGCCGCCGAAGTCTGGCGCCTCGAAGTCGAGCTCGCCCTGCTTGCCGCTCGGCTCGTACAGCGGGCGGTTGTCCGTCTCGTTGAAGCTGTTGACGGACTTCTTCTGACCAACCCCTGCGTCGTCGTCGAGCTTCTTGCGCAGCTGAAACCAGCGCTTGAGGTCTTTGACCGCCGCGCGCGTCTCGCGCTGCAGCATCTTCTCGTGGCCACCCTCCGCCATGCGCACGTCCTCGACGTTGCGCGTGTACTTGGTGCGCGTGTCTGCCGCCGTGAGCTCGTCCAGCACCGTGTCCGTGTTGCGGTTGCCCCCCATCACCTGCGCCGTCGCCCGCAGGTCGGACATCGGCACGTCGGACGGTTCGACCGTGGGAAGCGGCCGCTCGGTGAAGTGCGCCGGGTCGAGCAGCTCATCCGCCGCGCCCGCGCCGCGACGAAGCGCCCCCACGCCGCCGCCGATCACGCCGCCCAGCACGCCGCCCAGCACGCCGCTCGTGCCCGCCGACCACGCGAGGTTCTCTGCGGCTTGCCCCGGCGTCATGCCCGGCCGCATCGACTCGGACGCGCCCACCCCGAGCCCGCCGATCACGCCCTCCGCCGCACCCGCCGCGCCGAGCCCGCGCGCCCCCGCCATGATGGGGCCGGCTCCCTGTGCGGCCGCTCTTGCCGCCTGGCTGGCCGCGAGGCTCTCTCCCAGCCTCGCCACCGCCCCCGCTGGCGTTGCGCGCGCAAGCGCTCCTGCAGCGCCTGCGCCGCCCGTGAGGAAGGCTGGCGCGATGGCGCCACCCGCCTCGGTCAGGCCGCTCACCCAGGGGCTGGCAGCGCGTGTCTTGTCGATCTCCGCCCGCGCCGCTGCATACGCGTCCGAAAACGACTCGTCCCCGATCGCTGCGCCACCGAGCGCACGCACACCCGCCAGCGCCGGGTCGCTGAAGCCGAACGTCGCGCCGCGTAGGAGCCCGAGGCCCGCCGCAGCCGCCGTGCGCGCGGGTCCTCCATACTGCTGCTGGAAATCCGCCTCCCTGGTCATCTCGCGGTCCGCAGCGGCCCGGATGTCGCCCTGTAGGTCGATGCCCGTCCCAGGCCCGGCGCCGCGCTCGAGCTCGGGCTGCCGCAGGCTCGGAAGCGTCTGCACGCCCCCGAGGCCGACCGCACCCCAGTCGGTGCCCGTGCCGGTCTGCCCGCGCTGCATACGCCGCGGAGGGAACGGGGTCGCCTCGGGGGGAGGCGCACGCCCCTTCTCGATCTCCGCCCGCAGGCGTGCGACCTCCTCCTCGAGCGTTGTGATGCGCTCTTGCCCCTGCTGCTGCACGTAGGGCAGCGCAGCCAAGCTCTCGGACGCCTCGGTCGGCGCTGGCGCGGCGGGCGGTGTCTCGGGCGGTGTGAGCGGGATGCGCGGCACGCGCCCCGGCACCACCGGCAGCACGTACGGGACCTCATCGACGATCGACTGCGCCGGGGGAAGCGGTGGGGGAGCTGGCGTCGGCAGCGCCTCGCCCTCCGGGATAGGCTCGCGCAGAAGCGCGTCGAACGCCGCGTCGTCGAGGTTCTCCCACGGCGAAGCCTCCGCCGGCTCCTCCGCGACAGGCTCAGGCTCAGGCTCAGGCTCGGGGGCTGCCTCAAGCGCTGGCTCAGGCTCTGCCGGCTCAGGCGCAGCCTCCGCGGGCAGCGGCTCAGCCTCCCCGCGAAGGAGCGCGTCGAACGCATCCGCGTCCGGGTAGTCTTGCGGGCCGAACGCTCCTTCGGGTGTGAGCGGCGAAGCCTTGTCGTCTTTGCCAGGCATGGCCTATCTCGCCCCGCCCGCGGGTGCCTTGCCGCGCTGTCGCGCCTCGCGAATGCCGCGATAGTAGTCGAGCATGGCCCGGGGCTTCGGTGTCAGCGTGTAGTCGCGGCGTAGCGCCTCGAACAGGACGTCTCCACCAGCCTTCCGCTCCTCGTTCTCCTCGTTGTAGACCTTCATCACCGCAGGCGTCGAGGAGCGTGCCGCCTCGGTAAGCTTCATGCGCGCCGCGAGCTCCCGCGCATCGAAGCCACGCTTGGCCTCGAGCTGCGGGTCCTTCGGCTCCGCAGCCGGCGCAGGGGCAGCTGGCCCCTTGCCCGTGACGCGGCCCGCACCTCGCCCCGTCTGCCCCTCGGTCGCGTTGCGCTCGCCCGCGCCCTCCTGCGCCTTTTGCCGCGCCGTAGCCTCCGCGAGGATCTTCGCCGTGATCGCGTTGGGCGGGTCCTTGCTCCAGTCGATGGAGCTGAGGAACTGCAGCCGGTCCATGCCCTCGAAGCTCTGCAAGAGGCCCGAGAGCGCGTTGCGCCGGATGCCCTCGTTCGTCGAGTTGAGACCGAGCTCGTTGAACCGCTGGTCCCACTCGTTCTCGCCGATCACCGCGCCCGACTCGTTGCGCAGCACCAGGCTCAGCAAGAGCCCGACGTCGCGCCGCGTCTGCGCGTCGTTGGGGTCGAGCTTCGAGAGCGTCGCGCCGAGCGCCATCGCGCTCGTGGGCAGCGTCTTGCCCGCCTTGGCCATCTTCGCCAGGCGCTCGAACGACTGCGAGCCGGAACGCGTGAGAACGTCCAGCTGCGTCTCGCGGTCGCTGTGCTTCGGCCCGAACTTGGCGCGCGCCTCTGCCTCGAGCGCATTCGCGTTCTTGAGCCTTACCTCTGCCTCGAGCGCCTTCTGTCGTAGCGGCGCCTCCGCGTTCTCGTTCTCCATCTTCTTCTGTCGCAGCGGCGCCTCGGCCTGCTCTGCCGCGACCTCGCCTTCGAGCTTCTTCCTGCGAACGGGCGCCTCCTCGATGTCGGTCACGCCCTTCTGGGCGTCGATCTCCGCCTTGCGCTCTGCCTGCTGCACCTTGCGCTTTTCGTGCAGCACCGCCTGGCCCTCGGCCCCCAGCTGGTTCGCGTCATCCATCGATTGCAGGCTCTCGAGGGGCAGCTGCGCATAGGCGTTGCGCAGCTCGCGCGAGCCGATGTCGCGCGCGTGGCCTCGGATCTGATTGTTCGCGAGCTCGAGCGTCTCGCGCGCAAGCTTCTTGGCGTCCTCGCTCGCGTTGCTGTTGATGATGCTGTTGAGCCCAGCCTTGAGTGTGCCGGCGCCTGCGGCGGACAGCATGGCCTCCTGCTCGAGCTCGCTCGCGTTGGCATGCGAGCTGAGCCCGTACATCCGCGCGAGCCTGTCGTACGCCTCCCGGTCTCCGCTCAGACGTTCGGCCCACTTGTTCGTGGCCGTTGGCATGGCCTGCATAATCATCTTGGCCGCTGCAGCGCCCCCAGGAAGCTTCGCCAGCAGCACGGAGGTGAGAATCGACATGATCAGATGGAGCGTGTCGCGCTTGGGCTTGCCGTGCTCCTCGAACTCGATGTGGTCCATCAGTCCGACCATCCGCTGCTCGAGCGTGCCGGCGCGCCTTCGTGCGTCGGTCACCGTCTGCCGCATGCGCTCCTCATCGCCCGCGCTGCGCTCGGCCATCTTGCCGTACTGCTCCGCGACCTTGCCCGCGCCCTCCGCGGCGCCCTCGGCGCGCTGGACGCGCACGTCCGCGACGCGCTTCTCGCCTTCGAGCATCTGCTTTTCCTGCGCGTGCGGCGCGAGCGTCGTGTCGAGAGGCAGGTCTGGGGGCGGTCCCTGCTCTTGCGCCGGCGCCGCGGCAGCGATGTCCGCACGTGCGCCCGTGTCGAGCTCCGCACGCGGCTCGCGCTCTGGCAGCTTGTTGACGTTGCCTGCGTCTACCTCTGTGCCTGCGTCGCTCACGACGCGCGCCGCCTGCGCCACGCGCGCGATGCCGCCGTCGTCCTTCTCCGTGAGCGTATCGATGGGCGGGTTGCGTTCTTGGTCCTCGTGGATCGCCTGCGCCGCACGGTCAGAGTCCTCGGGCGACGCGTACACGCCCAGGTGCTTGCCCGTGCGCTCAAACTCCGCGATGCCCTGGTCCGGCGTCATGATGTAGCCGTCGTCGTGCACCAGCGGGATGAGGTACTGCTTGCCGTTGATCTCGGTCCCCATGCTGTAGACAGTGCTAACGCTGCCGTCCGCGTTGCGTACGTGCGGGCGCCGCGTGAGGTCGATGTTCCCCGGCTCGAGCGCACCATAGGCATTGCCGCCTGCATCAGGCAGCGCGCGCGCCGCAGCCTGTCCCGCATCCCGCACCACCTCCGCAGCCCGCCGCGTGGCATCGACCGGCGATGCTGCCGCGTCCTCGGTCGTGCGCCCAGCGTCCATCAGCGCCGACGTCGAGGCCTTCGCGACGCCGGCATCCATCGTGCGCGTGCCAGCGTCGCCACGATGCGCCTGCGCCTCGCGGAGCTTCTCCATCAGGTAGGGCTCGCCCACCAGGTCGACGTCGGTCCCGTGACGGTCCGTGAACTCGAAGTAGCGCGCCAAGCTCTCCGGCGAGTCGTCCGTGAGCCGCAGCTGGGAGCCGTTGGGCGCGACCACCGTCGCCGACATGCCGCGCGCAGGCTGCCCTGACGGCGTGTGCAGGCCCTCGTAGGAAGGCGGAACACCCGCGTCCGGCGCGCGCGTACGCATGTAGGCAGACTCGAGCCTGTCGACCTCCTCGGGGCTGCTGCCGCGCAGCTGCATCACTGGAGCTCTCGGGTCGCGCGGGTCGTTCACCGAGCGCGCAACCGCCCTCACGGCGCCCGCATCCCTCGGTGGTGGAGGTCCCGCCGCCACGATGTCCCGTGCCTGCACAGTCCGCGCGATGGGCTCTGCCCCTGCGTCCGTCAGCGCAGCGCGCGAGGCAGCCACCCCTGCATCGGTGGGCGCTCGCTCGTGCAGGACAGGCGGTCCCATCTCTTGCTCGGGCGCGTCCACCGTCGCCCTCTCAAGCGCAGGCGGTCCCATCTCTTGCTCGGGCGCGTCCACCACCGTGGCCACGCGCCGCACCGCCGGCGTACCCGCGTCCCGCCGAGGTCGCGCGACGACAGGCTCCACCTCGTCCAGCGTGAACGTCATGTCATCGGCTGGGCTCGGAGCTGCCCCCGCGTCCCGACGAGATGGCACGCGTACCGGCGCCACCTCGTCCGGCGAGAACACCACATCCTCGGAGCTCGGAGCCGCCCCGCGCTGCGCCACCACGCCAGCATCCCGGCTCGCCTTGCGCTTGCGCAGCTCGGCCGCGTACTCAGGAGAGGTCAGGTCACTCAGTGACGCGTCGTCCCCGTCCGAGACCAGCACATACGCGCCCGGACCGCCCTCGTCCTGCGTGAGATCCTCGAGCTCGCGGAACTGACGGCGGACCTCCCCAACAGAGCGGGCTTCGAGACGATGCTGCTTGCCGCGGTGGTCCTCGAGTAGCGCCCAGTAGCGCGCGGGTGCGCGTCCCGGCGCTGTGACCGCCGCACCCGCATCGCGCACCTCTTGCACACGCCGCGCGGCGCTCAGCACGGAGCCCGCATCCTCTGCGCCGCGCGCCGGCGGTGGCGGTGCCCCTGCGTCAGGCTCCTGCGCGGGTGCCCCTGCGTCCACCGCAGGTGCCCCAGCGTCTGCCTCGCGGACAGGTCGGACGCGCAGCTCCACCCCCCCGGAACCGCTCACGCCGCCGTCCGCGCGCCCTGCCTTGAGCTTGCGCTTGTACGCAGCGAACGCAGGCGAGATCAGATCACTCATGGACGCATCGTCCGCGTCCGAGACGGTCACGTGTGCATCCCTGCCGCCCTCGGCCTGCGTGCGCGCCTCGAGCTCGTCGAACTGCCGGTTGATCTCCTTGATCGAGCTTGCCTCGACGCGGTGCAGCTGCCCGCGATGGTCCTCGAGCTGCGCCCAGTAGGACGCTGGTGCTGGCGTCGGCCCAGGCTCCGCGAGGACCGGCACGCTGCCGCCGCGCGCTGGTGGTGGCGCGCCTGCGTCGCGCATGGGCGCCTCGACGCGGGCGGGCTGGGTGACCGTTCCCGCGTCGCGCACCTGCTGTACGCGCCGGGCTGCGTCCACCACCGAGCCCGCGTCGCGGGCAGGAGCAGGCGCGGCAGGAGGAGCCTGCGCGAGCGCGTCGTCGTCGTCAAAGATCGAGTAGCGGCGAGCCAGCCCGCTATCTACACCCGCGTCCTGTCCGCCCGGCATGATTCAGCCTCCAAATACCTTCGACGCCACACCCGCGAGGCCCGCTGCTTGCGGGTTGTTCTTCGCAACCATCCCGAGGCCCACGTTCTGCGCCACCGCGCTCAGCCCGCCCGTGAAGTACGACGCGACCGCGCTCGCTGCCGTCTTGAGCGTCTGGACGGCCTGCGTGTTCATGAGCTGGCCTCGCGCCTCTGCAGCGTTCGCGGGGTTGGCGCTTCGTGCCTGCGCCGCTCCCGCCATGTCCGCCACCGCGCCCACCACCTCTGCGCCGTTCTGCACGCGCTGTGCAGTCGGCATGTCGCCCGAGACGATCGACTTCGCCTTGTCCAGGATTGCGAGGTTGAACATGGGTCACTCCGCCTTCGTGGCGCCGAGGAGCTTGCGCGTCGGCCCCATGTCGAACGCATCGAACGTCGCCTTGAGATTGGTGCCGAACTGCGCCGCCTTGCCAAGCTTCGCCGCCGCGCTGCGGTTCATCGCCGACTCGTAGGCCGCCTGGTTCTGCCCTTGCTCCACGTTGTAGAGCCGGTCGTCGAAGCCGTACTTCATCTCTTGCGCCTGCTGCTTGTTCTGCGCCGCCGCGCCGTACGTGCCTGCGCTCATCGCGTTCGCCTGCTGCCCCGTCGAGAGCGCGTTCTGCGTTGCGAGCTGCGCTGCGTTGTTGCGCTGCGCTGCGACGTTCTGCAGCGCCGCCGTCTGCGCGAGCCCGGCGTTGTAGTTCTCCTGCGCAGACTGCCCGGCAAACCCGAGCTGTGCCGCGCGCTCCTGCTCGGCGGCGCCCATGCGCGCCTGTAGCCCCAGGTTCGCGGTGTCGACGTCCTCGCCGCGCTGCTGCGCCGCCGCGTCGAAGCGCATCTTGGCCGCCAGCTGGTTCTGCTCGGTCTGGTTCATCGCCGCGAGGTCAGCGGCTCCCGCGCCCGCCGACGCCATGGCCTGCTGCATCGCGAGCGCCCCGCCCTCGCCCATCGAGCCCGCGAGCCCGCGCGCCTGGCGGTTCTGTAGTCCGATCTGCTGCGCCAGTTGGTCACGCGCGTTGAGGCGGTTGGCCGCCAGCGCCGTGTCCGTCGCCTGCCCGATCGTGGGGCTGCCGGCGAGGGCGTTGGCACGCTGCCCGAGCACTCTCTCTGCGGTCCCTGTCAGCTGGTCCTGAGCGAGCGCGGTGTTGCGCAGGTCGCGTGCGCCAGCGGCTCCTACGCCGATGTCGTTGCGCGCGGCTGAGCCCTCGAGCGTGTTCAGCGATTGCCCCGCAAGGCCGGAGCTTGTGCGCCGCTCACGCTCTCCTTGCTTGGCCTTGCCCTGCGAGTCCGTGCGCTGCTCGGTGACCTGCTTGTATTCGTCCTTCTCGCGGAGCTTGGCGTCACGGTCTTGCCCGCGTAGCTCCGTGCGCATCTCGGCCTTGGCGCCTGCGTTGCCGCCATACTCAGCCTGCGTCGGCCCTTTCTTGCGCAGCTTGCGCGCATCGCGTCGCTCTGAAGCTCTGCTCATCGCACCCTCATTTCATGGAACCAGGGATGTTGCTCTCTTCGTAGGTGATGCCGTCGACCGAGTAGACGATCGTCACAGCGCCCGGTCTGCACCCGCTGTGCACGACCACACCCAGCGCTCCACCAGGCCCCCCAGGCAGCGGGAACGGCGATGCGTAGACGGTCTCCTGAATGCGCACTTTGATCGCGCGCGCGTCCTGGCGGACCGGCTCGACCCGCACCGTGTAGCGCTGCGTCGGCCCGACGATCGCCGCGAGCTCGAGCGGCGTCCACTCGCGCACCGTCGTCGCCGTCACACCGTCGTACTCCGTCAGCAGCTCGAGCCGGATCGCATGCGGCCCCATCGCGTACGCGTTGAACAACACGTCGTACAGCACGGTGTAGTCCTGGAAGTCCCCGCCGAGCAGAATCCAGTCGGTCTCCCAGCGCATCAGCGCGGTGGGGTGCAGCACGCGCGAGTCCACCGTGTACGTCCGACCCCGGCCTGGCGCGTAGAGCAGCCCGATGTCGCGCGTGATGGCGCTCTGCGCCGTGAGCGAGGGAGGTGACGGCAGGTCCCACACGCTCCAACGTTGCAGCGCGTAGTTGTAGACGCGCGCCGTGCCGCCCACGATGAAGCAGACCTCTTCTCCGTGCTCGAGCGCGAACGCGCCCGTCACCCACCCAACCGCCAAGCGCGCGCCCGGCAGCTGCACCACACCGCCGCCCGACAGCATCGAGAAGCGGCCTGTGTTGTCGAGGAACACAATGCCCTGCGGCGTCCCGATCACACTCTGCCGCGAGTGCGTGCCGACGTCGGACAGCTTGTAGGGAGGTCCGAACGCTCCGCCCTGCCCGATGTTGTTCGGACCGCCGTCGCTGACCTGATAGATGCCGCGCTCCGCGAACAGAATCAGCGTGCCGTTCATCTCGCGCAGCGCGACGACCTCGCCGGCGTTGCTCGGGACGATCACCTCGCCTGCGGGGAAAAACTCAAAGCCCACGCCGGCGACGCGCAGCTTGCTGTACACGATGCGCGTCGGGACTTCCGCGTCGATGCCCCACGCACGCGAGCCCACGATTGCGAGGTCACGCAGCGGAGGCGGAGGCTGCGGTACGATCTCCTCTCCGATGAGCCCGCGAGAGTAGATAATCGGCTGCGTCTCAGGCGGCTCCTCTGGGACGCTCATCGCGACATAGTCATCGTTGGCGCGAACGGGAAACCGGATCTCATGGTAGGAGGTCCCGCTCGCGCGCGTCATGTACAGCACGACCTGGATCGGCTCCTGCGTCCAGCCGGTGCGCATCGTCAACGGCAGCACCGCGCGCACGTAGAGCGCCTTGTCCGGCGCTGTGATCTCCACCAGCAGCGTCGGACATGGCATCGAGCGATGCAGCAGCCCCGCCGCGTCGCGCCACTCGTAGATGCAGGTCAGGCCGTAGGTGCCGATGGACAGCGTGCCCGGCACGTCGTCCTCGACCACGTTGAGCAGCGGCGCTGTCAGCGGCCCGCCGTACTCGACCGTCTCGACGCCGTCCCACTGCACGGGCAGCGCGCATGCCACGATCGCCAAGCCGTCGCGGTCGTTGATCACCGCGGGGCTTTCAGGCACCACCGACAGCCGCACGTAGCGCCCCGGCGTGTCCTGGTCGGCCTTCCTGTATGGCACGAAGTAGGAGTGATCGAAGGGTGTCCGCCCGATGCGCGGGTGGCTGCTGCCGGCGGGATACCACTTCTGCTTCGCGTGGTACACGGGCGAGACCGTGCCGCGCACCACGCCGAAGCGCGCGATGGGCGACAGCTGCGCCAGGCCGTGCGCCGCAGGCCCGATGGTGTAGCCGACGATCTGCGGGTCCAGCGTCTCGAAGTAGCCATCTGGCAAGCCGTTGGCGATGTGCCCCCAGTCCGGCGTGACGAACAGAAGCGGGTACATCTCGTCCGCGCTCACCTCCCACGTGGCGCCACGGTCGATCAGCACCGTGCCGTAGAGGATGTCGAGCTCGAGCGTCGGCGAGCCGTCGAACGGCTGGATCCACGAGTCCGTGTAGTTCTCGATGATGTCGTCCGCCTTGGTCGCACCGCCGAAGCCCTCGACGAAGCTGAAGGCGAACACCGCGCCCACGATGCCCGTCCGCGGGCAGCTGATAAACTGCGCGTAGGCAGGTCCCCACGTCCCGCTCGTCCCCACCGCGCGCGCCACCGGAGCGACCACCGGGACCAGGTTCGCGTCGTAGACGGCGGTGGTCACGTTCTCGGAGACGAACATCACCGCCACGCGCGGCACGCCGCTCACCACTTTATGGGTCACCGCGACCTGCACGAAGATCGTGGAAATCGCAGCCGGCAGCGTCGCCGAAGCCACCACCACGCCCGTCGTGACGTCGATCTTGTAGACCGCGCCGGTCGTGGAGTCGGTGCCGCTGCACCCGAGGTACGCGTAGCGGTCGTCGTCGCTCGAGACGCCAAACATCACCGCCCCGTTCGGCGTGTTCGCCACGGGCCGCACGCGCGGTCCGACCACCACCGTCGTGCCCTCCGCCGCGAGGGTGACGTAGTAGACCGCAGACTGCGCCGGGTCGGTGTGGATCTCCGCGAACCACAGCCGCGTCCCGTAGGGTCCGTGAGACGTCAGGCCCACGTGATGGTGCAGCAGCTTCGCGGGGTCCGTCGACGTGGTCACCACCGGACGCGGGGAGGTCAGCACCGTCCCATCGCTGTCGTACGAGAGCGCGTAGATGGCCCACGGGTACGGGATGCCGCTGCCCACCGCGGTCGCCAGCCCCTGCTGCGCCCAGGCGACCCACAGCTCGTCACTCGGCGCATTGTACGAGCTCGCGATGCCGTGCGTGTTGAGCGTCTCACCGCTCGCGTCCGGGTACTTCACGCCGCGCATGCCCGCAATCGCACCCGCACGCGTGATCTGAATCGGCACGTACGCGTTCTGGTGGCCGACGCCGAAGCGGTCCCGGATCACCCCCGTCCCGTCGAGCTCGTAGCCGTCCTCCGCGACCACCCGGTTGCCGAGGTCCGGCGTCGTATACAGCACGTAGTTGCGATGCCGTTCGTTGCCCACGATGGCGTATGCAGGCGCCTCGGCATCGAGCGCCATTCCGATCGGCTGCTGGTCCGGGCAACGCGCGCACGTGCCGCGCTCGAGCGACAGCCGCGTGTTGTGCTGGTCGGTGAGGTTAGGCGCGCTGCCCTGCTGCACGGTCGGCCCGCGCATCTCCTCGACCTGCTGCTCATCGAGCGAGCCGGTGAGGAGGAACGACACCTTCTGCTGGGGGGCTGTCATCGAACATCTCTGCGCGCGAGAGCGAGCCGCATCAGGACTGCCAAGCAGATGAGAAGAACCAAGCGCATCAGAACACCCAGAGGCGGAAGCGCGCCGCGACCGCTTGCGACGTCTCGACGAACAGCGTCAGGCGGACCGGGTGCGGGGTGTCGAGCACGTACAGGGGCACCGCGAGGTCTTGCCCCACCACGAACGCGCCGCGCTGCGGACGCGCGAGCCCGTGCGGCACGTCGACACTCACCGCCCCCGCCGGCAGCTGCACCTCCAAGATGCGCCCGGTCCAGATCGGAGATTGCCGGACGCGCGTCAAAAACGCGGTCATGTCCGCGAGCGAGAGACCGAGGCGCTTGAGGAGGTCCGTGAATGGGTCCATCAGACCTCCTCCCAGTACCAGCGGCTCTCGACGTCCTGGATGCGGACCGGCCCAGCCCGCATGCGCGACCGGCCGGGGGCAAATAGCTGAAGGGCGAGCATCTCGCGCTTCTGCTTCATCTCCTCGAGATCGGCCGCACGCCGCTTTCGGGTCAGGCACTTGGTCGCCACGTCGAGCTCGATCCACTGCTGCCAGTCGAGGCGCCCCTGCACGACGGAGCCAGGCGCGGAGACGCCGAAGTGCTGCCCATACCAGACGCATAGCGAGTAGACCTCGATGGGAGTCGGGAACAGCACGAGCGAGAAGCCCTCGAGCCGAAAGCGCGGCGGCTGCTCCCAGACCTGCGGATTGCCGGTCAGCGGAAGCACGAACGGCGCCTCCGCCGGCGCCACCCGATAGGCGGTGTCCGCGTCCTTCGACCACAGCACGTCGAACACCTCGATCGCGTCCGGGGGAAGCGAGACGAAGTTGACTCCGGGCTGCGTCTGCAGCGTCTGCGACGAGATGTGGTGGTGGTCCGCGCCGAGCTTCTGCGCGTTGAGCGCCTGCAGCGACTCGAGCGACTGCTGACACCAGGCGACCGCCTGCGTCTGCGTGACGTTGGTGTTCGCCGCGAACGCCGGCACGCCGATCAGCTGCGCCACGTTGCGGAGGATGTTGGTGACTGAGATCGTAACGGACACGTCTGCTCCCTCCTCGAAGGCTCCCCGCGAGGAAGGAGCGTCAGCTGTCAGTAGACGAGGTCGTCCTCGCGGTCGTTGTTCTTCTCGCGGTGCTCGTCGTCGTCGCCCTGGTCGTCGTCGGCCTGGTCGTCGCAGACGTGCATCGCCTCCTCGAACACCTTGGCCGCACGCTCCCAGTCGCCCGCCCGTAGCGCGCGCCCGAGCGCCCGCATGAGCGTAGGCAGCTCGCTGTCCGACTCCTTCTCGCCGAACCCGATCACCAGCGCGGCACGTCCGCCGCCGTCGTCGAGCTCGTCCCGGTCCTCGCGGTCCATCACGACCCGCACCCGATGACGAACAGGCTGATCACCACGTCCGCGACGTCGGGAGGCGTGATCGAGATCGTCCCCTCGGTCTCGCTGATGGCTCGGATCTCCACCGGGACCGTGGCACCGAGCAGGTTGGCGCCGAATGCGCTCAGGTGCGCCGTCCAGTAGCGGGACTTGAGCGCAGGGTCGATGGTGGCGATCAGCTTGCCGGGGCCGTCCGTCCTGACCGAGATGCCAAAGCCGTGCTGAAGCACCGGCTCCGGGGCTGCCGCGAGCAGGCTCGGCCCGCCGGCCTCACGACCGACCGCATGACCGGCCTCACGACCACCGGCCTCACGACCGTGCTCGCGACTGTGGTCACGACTGTGCTCACGACCGTGCTCACGAGCGGGCTCACGACCGATCGCACGACCGACCGCGCGGCTGAGCATCGAGGAGTCGGCCGCCGGCGGATCGGGCGGTGGGTCCTCCGCTGCCGCAAGCTGCGGAATGAAGCGCGCCCAGGCGATGAGCGTCCCGTAGCCCGCCCCGCGTGCTGGACCCGATGAGTGAGAGTCTCTCATGTGCGTCTCGCTTTCTCGCTCCGTTCAGGGCGTGTAAGGCGGCAGAGAGACCCGCAGGATGTGGTAGGGACGACGGCTAAAGCTGTTGCCGTCGTGTGAGTACGTGAACGTCAGAAGGCCCGTGTCCGGCTCGTAGTGAAAGCCGCTGTTGCCCTGGCCGAACGCGTCGATCTGAGGCTGCTTGCCAGAGCTCGCGCGCACGAACGCGCCCTCGCCCACCAGGAAGCTCGTGTTGAGCGGGCACGCATAGGCCTCCACGTAGCGGTGGCCCATGATCTCCACGGCATCGAGGCCGATGCCGTAGGTCGTCTTGAGCTCGAGATTCACGATCTTCGCGACCTCGACGCTTTCGAGCAACATCTGCATATTTTTCGGGTGCATGAACATCGGCGAGGACTTCTTGAACCTCGGCCCGCTCATCATCTTGGCGTGCTGCACACCGCCGATCGCCGCGTTGCGAATCGTCGCAGCAGAGCCATCCCAGTAGATGCCCGCGAGGCGCTCCCGGTCGACCGAGCGATTCACACCGAGGAAGTTGTCAGTCGGAAGGACGGTGATCGGCACCCAGTCCTGCAGACCGTTGAACACCAAGTTGCTAAAGTCGCCCTCTCCCACCAAAAGATCGCCGGCCGCGATGTCGTTGATGCCGACGGTCGTGAGGTTCACGAAGCCGAGAACGCCCAGCGTGCGGTCGATGCTGGTGATGACAGCCTTACCGATGCCGCCGACGCGAAGAAACGGAGGCGTACCGGGCAGCACCGCCTGGATGGTCTGATTGACCTCGAACATCTGAGCGTCGGACGGCTTTGTGAGCGTGATGGAGGTCGCGGTGAACGAGGCGACCTCACCGCGGTAACCGTGCTCGGTGCCCCACAGCTGCCGCTCGAGGTGGTCGCCGAACTGCGCCGTGACGCCGTCGATCTGATCGATCAGCGCGTCTGCGAACTCACTCTCGCTGCCGCCCTGTGCAGCGTTCTGCAGAACGACGCGCTCGATGCCCGCAGACATCGAGTAGTGACGCTGCGGGACGCGAAACTTCACGCCCGCGCTTGGGTTGCGCGTCGACGCTGCGATGGGGCTTGTGGTACCTGCGCCCTGCGGCGCGACGTACTCGACTGCGATGTCCTTGCCGATGTGAGAGGTGAAGTCGGTCTCGTTCGCGCACCAGCTCAGCAGCTGGTGGTCACGATAGAAAGCCTCGTCGTCGAGCTGCTCGTCTTGAAGCAGCTTGAACAGGAATGTTGAGTTGGTCGGATTCAGGTCGACAGTCATTGATCGCCTTCATCGGCCACCGCCGTAGGTGGCTTTGAAGGCTTCCGCGAACCGACGCCGGCGCTCGCTCTTGTGCGACTGCGTGGCGGCTGTGTCGGAAGCCGTGGCCCCATTGGAGAGAGAGCGCGGACCTTCCATGCTCCCCTGCTGAGACCCGCTCCGAAAGCTCGCCGCGGTTTGGCTTTTGTTAGGCTGGGTGGGCGACAGTCCCTGCTGGATCTTACTGACCAGCGTCTTGTCGACCGCGATGAGAGCGCGCAGCACCTCGGGCTTACTCAGCGCCTCGGTCAGCTCGCTCCGCAGATTGGTTTCTAGCTGGCTCGCAATCGCGCGCGCGTCGCGCGAGTTACGCGTGATCGCCTCGCGTGCGATCTGACCTGCTCCCCAGCCAAGCGCATGGGTGAGCGGGTAGTCGGTTCTGTTGTTCTCGAGGAACGTCGCGGCGCTGTCCTTGTAGCGCGTGAAGCGCTCGGTCTGCGCCGCCTTCTGCTGCTCCTCTTGCTCGCGCTCGGTCCGCGAGAGGCGCTCCTTGCGCGCGAGCTCGAGCTCCTCACGCACGTCCGGCGGGAGCTCCGCGTACTTGTGTCGGTTGCGGAACTTGTCCTCGTTCGCGATGATCGCGTCCGCGAGCTGCCCGTAGTCCATCCCGATGAGCTCGGGGAGCATGTCGACCGCAAGGAGCGGGTCGCCCTTGGCCTTGGCAAGCTTCGCCGCCAGCGCGTCGAACCGCTGGACCTTCTCACGCGCCTCGAGCGCGTCCGCGCGTGCGTCGCGCAGGTCCCGCGAGACGCGGGCCAGGCGCAGCTCGAGCTCGCGGTCTTCCTGGCTGGCTTTGTCCGTAGGACGCACCTCAGCTGCCCCAGACTCGCCCGTGCTTGCATCCGGTGAGTCTGGGGCACCCTCGGTCTCTTCTGCGCCCTCGGGGTGTTCGTCTGCAGCGGGGGTAGGGGGGGGTGCTGCAGACGATTGGGCGCGTCCCCTGCGCCCCTCCCGAAGGAGCCGAATCACTCGTTCGCGCCGTGACTCCGCACTCTCACCAGCCCCGGACGCGGAGGCGTCTGCGCTCTGCCCATCGGCAGCTTCGCTCACGCTCGCCTCTGCAGGTGCCGCGGTGCTCGTCGTCGTCTCTAGCGCGTCCAAACTCTTCCCCCTTCGATTTTCGAACCTATCAAACCGCCGCCTACCAACTCCGCTAGGCCGCCTGCTGCGCCACGCCCGGCAGCGCTGCAGGAGCCGGTGACACGCCACCCATGGGCGGCGCAGGAGGCGCCCCAGCGCCCGGCATCGGCATCGGCTGCGCCGGCGGCTGCATCGCCTTGTCGATCAGCAGCTGCGCGAACGACAGGTAGTCGTCGAGCGCGAGCTGCACCTCGTCGGTGGGCGACATCATCTGCACGCGCGCCCAGACCTTGGTCCCGAGCTGCAGGCACAGCTGCAGGTCCTGGCGCTCCTCGGGGAGCACGCTCTCGCCGTCGAGGATCTTCTCCATCTGCCAGAGCGCCAGATCCATCTGCGACGTCTCGAGCGCCGCAGCCTCGTCGAGCGCCGGGAACTGCAAGAGCTTCATCGCCCCGGTCTTGTCCAAGAATCCGTTCTGCAACCACTCGCTGACCGCTGCCCACTTGCCCGCCGGCGTGGTGGGAAGCAGCGCCATCGGCATGAGGTTGAGGCACGCCTGCCCGTCCGGGATGTCGAGCTCCGACCACCGCGAGGTCCGCAGGAAGTTGACGCCGGCGACGCTCTGGAAGCCTTTCGCGACGTAGTCTTGATTCTCTGCTGCTGCGCGGTCGTTGAGCCGCTCGATGAGCTTTGCGATGTCGACGTTGAACGTCTGATAGAGCTCGACCGGATTGATCAAGCGCCGGCTCATCACGTCGTCCTGCGCACGCACCGCGACGCCGCTGGTCAGTCCCTTGCCGGCGCCCTCGCCGGACACCTGCGACTCGCTCAGGCCCTCGACCATGAGCACGCGCTGGAACTCGAGGTCGATCTGCGTCTGCAGGTCGTCGAGCGTCCCGTCCCACTTCGCAAGCGTCGGCGTCCCGATGGCCGGGTCGTAGTCGAACACCATCCCGAGCTCGTTCGACAGCCAGCGCCCCTCGAGCTGGTTCTCTCCCATCGGGTTGAAGATGAACAGGTTACTCGCGAGGTCTTGGCCCTTGGCGGTGCGACGGATCAAGCGGTTGACGCGCGTCTGTGCCTCGCGCGTCGACTCGATGAGACCGCTTCCATAGAAGCCGAACGCGCGGTTGCGGTAGCGCACGAACGCGAACGGAAACTCAGGCTCGCTCCACTTCTCATCGAGCAGGTCACACGCCGAGCAGGTGATCGTGTGCCGGCCTGACTCGCCTAGCTTGGGCGATTTGTGCCAGCTCTCCCAGACCGTGACCATGTCCCCTTGGTCGCTGACACCCGAGAGAAAGAACCGGCTGACGTAGTCCGGCGTGGTCGTCGCAGCGCGCTCGATCTGCGTGCGCTTGCTCGGGTACAGCGCCGCGAGCACCTCGCGGTGCATGTACTTCTCGCGGTGGATCGAGCGCGGCATGCGGTAGATGCCGTCGTAATGGTCGACCATCAGCTCGAGAGGATTGACCTGCTCGATCCGCGGCATCCCCTCCTCGTCGAGGTAGCCGAACACGCACCCGAGACCTTGTTTGCAGGCGGTGTGGAACGCCTCGCGCGACTGCGGCAACGCGATCTCGTTCATCTGCGACTGCAGCACCTTGCTACGCCGGTCTGCCTTGCGGACGATCGAGAGGTCGGTCCCGCTGGTGATGTAGATCGGAACCGGCGGTGTCGCTGCGATGAGGCTGTGCGCGGTGTCGACGACGGCCGCAACCATGTTGAAGCGTGCGCCACGTGCCGCGCTGCCGCGCCCTACGTAGTAGCTCGAGAGGTCCGACAGGCTGCGCCCGATGCCTGCGACGTTGCCGAGGCTGTACAGGTCGAGGTAGTGCATGGAGTCGAGGCGCGCGAGGCTCTGCTGACTCTTGATCGCGGAGACAGTCGCGGACACGGCTGCATGCACGGCGCCCTTCGGAGCGCTGTACCAGGTGATTCTGCTCAAGGGGCACCCCGCGAGTGAACGTCAGTCATCGTCTTCACCGTTCAGTTCGCGCCTGTACGCCATCAGCCGCGCCTCTTCTGCGTTCGCAGGCTGCGGCCCGTCGTGCTTGCCGTTGCTGCCTGCGCGCGCCTTCGAGAACGCCTGGCGCGCTTCTGTGCTCGGTGTGTAGGGACCGGGCCAGATGACCTCGAGCTCGCCGCAACGGACCTTCACCGCGCCGGCCTCGCGCAGCGACAGCGCGAGCGCTTGAAACTCCGCGGGGCTCACAGCACACCCAAGAGGCGCTGCAGCATCACCAGGAGGATCACGACCATCAGCCCGTCGTAGACGATGTACGGAGGCCACGTGCAGACGTTACGAAGGAACACCAGGACGCAGAACGCGAGCACGAGCCATCCATAGACGTCGATGAACATCGCGCGTGGCTCCGTCTGTGGTGTGCGGGTCAATGGGGCTCCGCGGGCTGCTCAGGCTCTCCGCGAGGAATGCCTGCGAGGTCGAACAGCTGCTCGAGCGACAGGTCCGGCGGCAGGCCGTCGTCTGCCTTGTCAGGTTCGCGGAAGTCGCCCGCGAGCTCGCAGAGCACCTTGATGGCAGCGACCTGGTCGCGCCTCGGCACGCGAATCTCGACGATGTCTCCGTCCGCAGTGAGCCGCTGATCAGTCGCCTCGCCGCGAGCCGTTGCGGCAAGGAGACGCAGACGCTCGATGCGGCTCGGGACAAGCTCGTCCTGGTCGACGAGCTGTGCGATTGCATCGCGTATCTGAGTTTTTCTGAGTCTTGCGTAACCGACCGCCGCGAGCGTTACCGGGTCTCCGCTGTAGCCTGCGAGGCGTGCTGCACGTGTTGCATTACCGGCCGCCTCGCCGAGATATGCCTCCACGAACTTGCGCTCCTTGAGCGTCAGCCCCGCGAGCGGGTCGACCACGTCCTCGTCAACCTGTGCGCGCCTTCCCATCAGGCGGTCACCTTGTCGGCGCGCAGAAACTCGCAGTCGTCGAGCACGTGCGCCTTGGCCGAAGCGAAGTCGTTGAACACCCCGCCGCGCACGAGCTTACCGATGAGCTGCATGGTCAGCGCCGGAAGGAGGTTCTCTTTCAGCGAGCGCTGCACGCGCAGCATGCCCTGGTCCGCGATGTCCTCGATGCCCTCGGCTTCCCACATGCCACTCGCGTGGCGACGCTCGATGTACCAGACCTCGTGCTTGCCCGGCGCGTACGTGTGCGCGCGCCCGTCGACCTCCGCGATACGCGCGTTGCGCTTGCCGAGCACATCCATCTCGATGGCAGCGCGCCGAAGCAGGCGCCCGCCCTCGATGCCGACCAGCTTGTCCTGCCGGCGCTTCACAGCTGCCGCCGGTTCTTCGTCGGTGCGGGCGCAGGCAGCGGCGCAGGAGCGGGCGCAGGCTGCGTTGTGATCTCGTAAGACGGCCTCTCAGGCTCGGCCGCTGCGACGGTGCACCAGGGGTACAGAATGGTCCGGCCGGTCTCGCGCGAGCAGATCGCGACCGTGTCGCCCGAGCGCTCGATGGTGAAGTCAGGCCCATCAAAGGACAGCACCCAGTTGGAGCGCGAGCGGCTCACGGCCCGCGGAGACGGGACCTCCCGCGAGAACATGACGTGAGAGATTTTCACGAGGCTTGCCTTTCGCCGTACTCGAGCGTCTCGACCGGCACGAACTGCATCCCGAGCGCGTCGAACCAAGCGTCCGCGCGCGTGCGAAACGCGTAGGTAAGCGGACCGTCCTCGGTCGCCTCGATGGCGTTCAGGAGGAGGTCGCGCGCGATGCCCTGCCGCCGATGCGCGCTCTTGACGTACAGGTAGACGAGCGCGTGTCCGGGGGAGAGGTCACGTCCGAGCAGCCAGCCGTAGCAGTACGCCGGCCGCTCCCGGTCGCGTGCGATGTAGAGCCGGTCGCGCGGGTCGAGCACAAGCTGTCCGCCCGGCCCGATGAAGTGCCCGATCACCGCGTTGGCGAACGCGACGTAGCCGCGCGTCGGCATCGAGGCGTACGCGGGCTGGTCCTGGAGGCTGCGCCGCCAGCTGTCCGCGATGAAGTTGCGCTCCGCGCTGACCGCCGGGGCGATTGCGTAGTCCGCTAGCATGCGGCGCACCACGGCAGGTACAGCGCCTCGGTGACGTCCTCCTCGCCGTACTCCTCGAGCTCGCGCAGGGCACGCCTCGCCCAGCTCGGCACGGTCGGCAGCGGCTCCGAGAGCCAGCGGGTCGCGGTCTGCGGCGAGATGCCGAGACGGTCGGCGACCTGGTAGACGGTCTTGCCCCTCCGCGAGAGCATGTGGGCCTCGTGCCGGCGCCCGCAGCAGGTCACGTAGGCGAGCAAGATCAGCGATTGAAAGCGCGAGTAACAAGCCAGAGAAGCGCAATAGAACGAAAAGAGCGCCTCACCCGCCTCGTCCTCCCGCGCTTCTGACCATCTCCCCATAAAGCGCAGCATGTACGCGCACGTGGGTCGAGGAGAAGTCCTGACAAGTCCCGCGATACTCAGTGCAAGTCAATGGCAACACATGCTCGTCGTTGCCATGTGTTCTAACGAGCAATCAATCGTGGAAGATCGGGTGTGCCGAGATCGAAACGACCCTCACGCGCAGCCCTTGCCCCCGCGAAACAGGTGTCCGCGCCGAAGCGCGCGCCGCCGGGCTTCCCCGAGAGACCGGGCTTCGCGGTCGGAGCGGCAGCGTGCGACCACCGGCGAGCGCAGACGGTCGCCTACCTCGGTCGCTCGGTCTTTGAGGAGTTCGACACCTCGCTGCTCTGGTGTCAGGAGTGCGGCGCGCTTGGCAGTGCGCGCTACGCCGACAGCGAGTCGATTCGATGGCAGACCCCCAAGCCTTCCCCTGCCCCTGTGCCGCCGCCATGATGAGCCGGCTCGAGCGCGAGCACGTCTCGACGCCCGAGGCGATGGGGATGCGGCTGCCGGCGCAGCTGTGCGCGCTGCTGGGCCGCGCCTACGAGCTCCTGATGAGCGACCGGGTCAGCGACGCGGACCGCCAGCTGGCCCAGGCGTGCATGCACCTTGCCGGCGAGATGCGCGCGACGCTGGCTGCCTTCGAGCCGCGCTAGGACCGGCTCTGGCGCCAGCACAGCACCCACGTCCCGCCCGTGGCGAGGATGGCCAGGGGCACGAGGACCATCTCCACGGTCATGTGTCTCCTACCAGCCGCGACCAGAACGCGTACAGGACGGCGGTCAGCAGCACCGTCACCAGCGCCGCCACGACGTTTCCGGTGAGCAGCATGATCAGTCCTGCCCCCAGCACCATGGCGAGCGTGCTGAGCCAGCGCGTGGACCTGGCGAGCCACCACAGCGCTACGAGCGCCCGCAGCGTCCTGCGTGCGAGGCGCGTGAACTGCTTGGCGGCGTTCGTCGGCTCGTCGAGCGCCGCGAAAAACTCGTCGTCAGGCACGTCCGAGAGGGGAGCGTACGACGCTGCCGTATTGCCCGCGATGGGCATGCCCGGGTCTCCCGGGTCGCTCGGCATGCGAGCGGTCACCAGGTCCCACTTGAACCGTACCAGCCGCGGACCGTAGTGCGCGGGTGCGTAGCCCAAGAAATACTCTCTGCCGCGTGCCGGCATAGCGACCACGCACTGCACGGCGCCGATGAGCATCACCTGGTCCTGCCGGCGCAGGCGCGTGGGACACCACGTCCCCTCGGGAAGCTGGCAGTGGTACGCGACGACGGCGCGCGTGCGCCTGTCCGCGAGTGTGCCTTGCGGGTTGTCTGTCTCGTAGCCGTTCGCGTCGATGCGGTCTCCTAGATCGTGGTCCCCCCACATGGCGCTTTGTGCCTCTGCGATCTCGCGCGCGATCAGGTCGTCAAGCTCAGTCTGATCGATGGCCATCCGCTCCACGTGACCCCCTGCCGTGTTGCTGTGTCTACCCTCGTGCGCGCAAGACTCCTGCTGCGCCGTCGACCGCTGCGATGAACAGCGCGTTCTTCACGCGCTGCTCAGGCGCAAGCTCGTGATAGTGCTTGAAGCAGGGGTGAGTCCTGAGCTTCTCATCCTTCACCGGCCCATGTCGCCAGCCCTCGGCCCGCTTGAACTCGAGCCACCCCTTGTGGGCGTCCTCGGGGCTGCGGACTCTGCCCGACAGTCGCGCTTCGACGCCGGCGATCACGCTGCGCTTGGTGGCTGCGCTCGCGTCGTCCCAGCGCTCGATGTGTTCTCCACGGGAGAATCGATAAACGTTGTTGATGCGGTGGGCGAGGCGCGCGATGGCCTCGATCACTGCGCGCGATGGCGGCTCCGCGGGGAGCTGCGTTGGCTCGGGGGGTGGCTCCGCAGGCAGCGTCGTTGCCGTTGGCGGTGGCTCCGCAGGGATCTGCGTTGCTTCAGGTGGCGATGTCGCTGGCTCTGCTGGCTTGGTCTCTGGCGTTTCGGTTGTCATGACGTTCCCCTTTCGATCTGACTAATCGTCTACTTCTGGCCACTCGAGCTCCGGCCGCTTGCCCGCGCGAATCCTCGCGAGCTGCGGACGTAGCTGCTCATCGATGAGCTTGCGCAGCGCGTCGTTCGTGCTGATGCCCGTGCATTCGTAGGTGGCATCGCCATAGTAAGGCGCGTCTCCTCCGCGACCGTGGGGGAACTCGATGTAGACCTGCACCGTGTCGAGGTCCATCCCGATCGAGAAGTCCCCTGACGACGCGTTGGGCCAGCACGCGCGCAGCAGCAAGAGCGCCTCGCGGAGCAAGTCGATGTCCACACGCGTAAGGTCCTTGCGTCTCACGTCCAGACCTCCGCGATGGCTGGGTCGTCCTGCGGCATGCGCCCGATCGGCGTCAGCCCAAGCTTCCGGCACCAGCTGCGCGCTCCCTCGAGTGAGCTGAACAGCACCACCTCCTTGGCGGTCGACACCTTCCCCCCGTGCACGTCCTGACGACGCAGCGCGTAGTGGTTGGGATGGTCCGCGGGATGGTCATAGACCACGTACATGGCAAGGCTGTGCCCATTGCTGCGGCTGCTGCGAGGCGATATCGTCACGACCCGCCCTGCCGAATGGCTGCGGCCTCATCCGCGAGCACCCGCGCGACGATCGGCGCAGGCAGGCCGCTCGCGCCCATCGCGGTGTGACCGTCCGCGAGGTCGACCAGGATCACCACCACCGCGAGCCCGGGCCGGTGCAGGTGCGTGGCCATGATCGTGGCGTCCGCGAGGCGCTGCAGCGGGCAGTCGGTCGGCGTGCCTAACGCGACCGTCTCGAGGTGCGGGCAGCAGGTCATGTGCCACCACAGGCGATGCTGGCGTTTGCCGAATAGACCGCGTCTCTCACGTGCCGGATGGCGACCGTGCGGTCTGCAGACGCCGGGCAGACCTCGGTCAGCTTCTCGGCGAAGACCTTGCCCGCTGCGCGGATGGCGCCGTAGCGCGCGGCCTGGTCGCCGACGGGCGGGTGGTACGAAAACCAGTTGTCGAGCTGCTCTTGCTGTGCCGAATCGATAGGCATGGGGACGGTTCCTCTCTCTGTCAGCGCTTGGTGGTGCGTAGGTGATCGGTCTCTAGCCAGCGCTCGACCTCGCTGGTGCGGTAGCGGGTCGTGCCGCCGATGCGGATCGAGCGCGGGCCGATGCCGCGCCGGCACCAGCGATAGAAGGTGCTCAGATTCACGCGCGCCCTCGCGGCGACGTCTTTCCCAGTCATCAGCAGATCGTCAGACATGGCCCCTCAGCCCCCCGTCAGGTCCCCTCGTGAGCGTGCGTGCCTAGCCGCTAGAGCGGACCGCGAGCAGCCGCCCAAGGTCCGCCTCGGCGCACACGCGCGCGTCTCTGACCTTGTCGAGCGCCTCAAGGAGCGCGGCCTCGCGCCCCTTGAGCTTGTCGAGCTCGCGCTCCTTGCGGTCGAGCAGCACGCCCAGCTGCTCCTCGAGCGAGACCGGCCCGCGCCGGCGCTTGCGAGGCCCCTCAGAGCCGCTCTCGCCCTCCAGAGGCTCCGCCGGTGGCTGGGTCGGCTCCAGAGGCTCTACGGGCTCCCCAGGGGGCTCTGTCGGCACGGTTTGATCCCACTCGCTCATGCGCTTCTCCTCCGCGGCTTCATCAGCCGCTTCTTCGGTGCCACTTCGCGGCGTTCACTCGCCCACTTCACCAGGCCCTGCGTGGCGCCCCAGAGCGCGATCACCACGGCTTCGGCTTCGTCGTCGCTGCGCACGTCGCGGCCCGTGTGCGCCTTGGCCCAGGCCACCGCCTGCGCCTTCCAGGCCTTGCGGGGAAGCCTCGCGGTGGTGCCCAGCATGCGGCGCCAGACCGAAGGCTCCGCGAGGATGCGTGCGCCTTCTGGCTGGCCTCGCTGACTCAGCAGCGCGAGCCAACGACCGCGCGCTTCCCCGAGCGTCAGCAGGCTCCGCGTCGGGATGCCGTCGCTCGCTGGGATGTGCCGGTGATCCTCGAGCACCACCAGCACACTCGGCCAGCACAGCCCCGGCGTCTCGGCGAGCTCCGCGAGAGCGTGCTCCTGCTCGAGATGCCCGCGCACCTGGCCAGACCTCACGCAGCGCAGCGTCTGCAGGTCGACCACGGCCCAGCCGCTGCTGGTGGCCTGGTCGATGCCCAGCACGTAGCCGGGACCCTCGCGGCCACCGAGCAGCACGGCCCGCGCCTCGCGGAAGCTCAGGGGCATGGCCGGACCTCGGGGGCGGTGGCGTGGCGGGGAATGCAACCTTGCCCGGAACCTTGCCCGGAACCTTGCCTCTGAGACCTTGCCTGCGCCCCCCTCACGGGGGCGCCAAGGCAAGGTCTTACACTAGAGAATAAGAGCGCGCGCGCGCACGTGTTATAGGCGCGGAACCTTGCCCCAAACCTTGCCCGAGGGGTCAGGCAAGGTACCTTGCCCGAGGTCCGGGCAAGGTTCCGGGCAAGGTTCCGGGCAAGGTTCGCGTGGCGGCTAGGGCTAATCATTCGCCACGCTCCTGACGGAGAAGTGCATCCTGCGTGTAGATGGGGGAACGGGCTCCGTTGCCGTTCTTCTGCTCGACGATGCGCCCCTCTGCGGACAGCTCGTCGATGGCCTCATTGACGGCGACGCGTCCCTTCTTGAGGACTGCTCGAAGCTGGGTGCGGGTCAGTCCGGGCCGGCGCTCGACCAGCTCGTAGACCGCCTCGCGCAGGCTCTCGCGCCGCTCGTCGTGCGAGGTCTTGTCCTCGCGGTCCTGGCGCGCGCGCGCCTCGGCTTCCGGCTCGAGCTCGGTGAGCGTGGCGTAGCGTCGGTCCCAGCGGAGCGAGAAGCGAGCCTCTTGGCCAAAGCGGCACTTGGCCACCAAGAGCTCGACCAGATTCTCATCGACCTTGTCCCGCACCATGCCGGCGATCAGATCCGCGCCGAACTCCACGCCGCCCGACTCTTTCGCGGCGCTCAGAACGTCATCCTTCGTGATGGGCTTGCCCCCACCGTAGAAACTGCGCCGCGTCTCGCTGATCACGATGACCAACACGCCGGTCTGCTTGATCAGCCGCAGCGCCCGCACCTTGGCGTCGACCGCGACGCGTGGGTCCGGTCGGTCGAGCGCCTCCGCAGCCTCGCTGCGGCACGCCTGCAGCGAGTCGACGATCAACACGCGCGGACGACCCTTGCCGATGCTCATCAGCTCCGTGTACGCATCCTCGATGGTCTGCGCGTCCTCGGGGTCGCCGAGCTCCGCCAGGTGCAGGATGCGATCGAGCGCGGCCTCCTGACGGCCAGCCTCGGCGCGCGTCGCGTCGCCGATCTCATCCATGTCGCGCAGGCCCCGCCGATGAAAGCCCATGCGCTGACCGAGCCGCGAGACGATGTTGTGCCGGTCTTCATCGGCGCACATGAACATCACCGCGGCACCCTGGCGGCTGAACACGTCCGCAAAGTGCACGCCGAGCCCGGTCTTGCGACTGCCCGGACCACCGACCAGCACGCACAGCTTGCCGAGCGGAAGCCCGCCGTCGTCGAACGCTCGGTCCAGCTGCGCGAAGCCTGAGCGCAGCTCGGCGCGCTCGACCGCCTGCATCGAGAACAGCACTTCGAGCGACTTACTGCGTGGCGGGTCAGCCTTCTCGAGCAGCTTCTCGAGCGCACGCACGAAGCCCTCGCGGTTGCTCAGGTACAGCGCGCTCGCGTCCTTGGTGCCTTCCGGCATGCGCACGACAGGCATCTTGCCGGTGAAGCCGATGCGCTCGAGCGCCGCCGGCACGTTGCGGGCGAAGCTGTCGCCGCCCTTGTCCGGCTCGCGAAAGACGAACGCTCGCTCGACACCTTCGACGTGGTGCGGCTGAAGCAAGCGCGCCGTGTCCGCGCCCGGAAGGCCGATCGCCGGGATGCCGTGCGTCAGCAGGGTCAGCGCGTCGCTCTCCCCCTCGACGATGCAGACGTACTTGCGCGCACGGGCGAGCGCTCCGAGGTCCGGCTCGTAGGCCGCGACCTCGATGTCACCACCCTCCCACCGAAAACGCTTCTCGCCCGTGAGCGTCGCGCGAATGCGCAGTCGCGCGCTTGTGCCATCACGCAGCGGGTAGGCGAACGTGACCACGCGTCGACCCGCTATCATGGCGTCGCGCAGCCCGAGCCGGTCGCACAGCTCGGGGTCGAGCCCCTTGTGCTCCGCGAACGCCGCGAGCGTCAGCCCGAGCTCGTGCGTGGGGTCCGCCTGCTCGACCGGCCGCTCGAACTTACGCTCGGGGTCGTAGTCAAAAAACAGCTCCTCGACCCGCATCCCGAGCGCCGCGACCACGTCCTGATGCGTGCAGCCGGCGAAGCAGCGCAGCAGCACCCCCCGGTCCCCCAGGCGCACCGACAGCGACGGGGTGCTGTCGGTGTGCGCCGGGCAGCAGGCCTTGTGGTGGTTGCCCTCGCGTCTCACCCCCTTCAGCTGCGACAGCACGCGCTCGAGCAGCCGGGAGTGGGCGTCGCGCATCACAGCGCACGCCCCGCGCGCTCGAGGCGCTGGGCCTGTTCACGCAGGTCGCGCGGAAGCCCGCGCAAGCCGCACAACAGCCAGGCGCTCGGGACGTCGAGCGCCTCGGCGCACGCCACGATGCCCTGCCGCGTGGGCAGCCTCACGCCCCATTCCCAGCGAAATACCGTCGTGGGGGAACGCCCAATCTTTTCGGCCAGCTGCCGAGCGGTAAGCCCTGCAAGGTGCCTTGCCTGCCGGATGCGATTCCCGCACTGTTCGTCAACGGTCATGGGAGGGAATCGCAATGTACCAGGAGCGCCTATTTGTGTCCACAGGGAGTCAGACCCCGGACCTTTTTGCAGCCGCGCGCGGGCTGCCGTCTTTTGCACACGGGGGCGGGTCGCCTGTTACCCTTGGCCGCGACATGGCCAAGCGACCCGTCGATTTGCACGATGGGCGCCGTAGAGCGGCTCCCTCTTTCGTCGACGACGAGTTCGGGGCACGCCTGCGGGCGCTACGCGTGCGTGCCTGGCTCAATCAAGATCAGCTCGCCGAAAAAATCGGCATCCACACGAGCATCGTGAGCCGCCACGAAACAGGTCGGGCAAAACCCAGCGCCGCCACGCTGCACGCCTACGCCGAGCTGTTCGGCGTGAGCCACGCCTATCTCCAATCCGGGGACGGCGACAAGGTGTCCAGCGAAGACCAGCATGACGCGAAGATCATGCGGGCATTGCGCGAGTCAGACGTTCCCTTCGCGGTACGAGAATATGTGACAAAAAATCCTCTCCAGAGGGAGTTCTTGCCCGAGGTGTGGCTGCGGCTGTTGCAGCGCGACCGCGGGTTCTGGGAGTACCTCGGCGGGGATGACCTGAGCATGGAAGCGATCGACCGCATCGCGGGCGTCATTGACGAGACGGCACGATTGCGTGTTTCGTCGCCTGATGCAGTCGACCGACGAAGCACGTCAGGTGACGCTGGGGGAGCGGCAGAAACGCCTACCGCCCGAGGCGGCAACCGCGTGCGTGTTGTTCCGCACCCTGTGCGACGATCCTGAGCTCCTAGCCGGCGCGAGCGACGCCCAGGTGCACGCCATGCTCGAGGCGATGCAAGCGGCGCGCAACGACTCGCGCGCGCGCCGCGCGCGCCGCGCGCGCCAGCAGCGGTACGCGCGCTGGGAGCGGCTGCTGCTGAAGGCGGCCGCGCAGTCCGCCCACATGCTCGTCGTGGACCTGCAGCCCCGCGAGGACATGCGCTGGGTTGCGCACACGCCCGCACGCATCCTGCACGCCGAGCCCGTCGCGCTCGCCGAGCTCGCGCACAAGACGACGCGCCTGTTCGTCTCGTTCTCGCACCACGACCTGCGGGAGCTCTACCAGTGCCGGCTGCCCATCGTCTCCCCCTGGCGCTGACCGCTCTTTCGCAACTGGACGCGCGCACCGGCCGAGCCTGACAAGGCTTTGTGCCGGGCAGCGCCCTACAAAACGCGCGCCACGTCAGGCGTAGCCTCACAAACGTGGCCCAGCCTACGCCACCGCGCGCGTGCTGATCGCAAAAGTGCAAGGACGCCTGCGGTTTTCGCACGCGCGCGTGCGCGCGCGCACGTCAAGCCGACCGTGCTTCCCTGTTGCGTAACTAGGCGCTCTATGCTTAGTTGGTCGCAGGTAAACGCGATGTACTTTCTGCACCCCGATAACCACGTTGAGCTGCTCACGGGACGCCCAGACGAGCCCGATTGCGTCGACGACGTCGACCGCGTCGACGACGTGGGGCCGCGCTGCGGGTGTGGTTGTGGGGAGCTGCTGCACGCCTTGGTGCGGCTGCACGAGGGCGAGGACATCGCGTGGTGAGCAGGCAGAAGGAGGATGTGATGGACAGTGAGTGGCGTGTGATCTCGTGGACCCTCGATGTGGCGCCGAGCGCATATTACGAGGCGTCCGTCGAGCCTGACGGTCTCTGCAAGGCCCAGTATTTCGAGCGCGAAGTGCGCACGCGTCTCGGGCTCGCGGAGAGCATCGGCGAGGCGCTGCTTCTGTGCGCGCGTCACGCCGAGACGCATCGGGTGCGCGTGCCGCGCGGCTGCTCGTGGCGTGCGACCTCGTGGGAGCTGCGCATGCACGGGCGCTACCTGGTCGACGTCGAGAACGACGGGACCGCGCACGCGGTGTACGTCGGCGAGCGCCAGTCCTACGAGCCGCTCGGACGGCTGCCCGACCTCGGCCAGGCGCTGCTCGCCTGCAGCGCGCACGCGAGCCTCCAAACCCTCCGTGAGGCCGTCTAATGCGCCTCTACGAAATCCCCTCCGCCTACCGCGATCTCGCGGACCTCGCCGAGTCAGGCGAAGACGTCTCGAGCGCGCTTGCCACACTCGACGGCGAGCTCGCCCGCAAAGCCGAAGGCGTGGTGTACGTGCTCCGAAACATCGACGCGGAAGCGGAAGCCTACGCGAGCGAGATCAAGCGCCTCACGGACCGCAAGCGCGCGGCCGACGCGAACGCCGAGCGCATCCGCTCCTACGTGCGCAGCACGATGGAAGGCAGCGGCATCACGAAGATCAAGGCAGGAACCTTCTCGGTCACCCTCGGGGAAGGCCCTGAGCGCGTCGAGGTCGACGACGAGTCTCAGATCGAAGCCGCGTTCCTTCGCACCAAGGTCGAGGTCAGCAAGAGCGCGATCCTGGCGCACTTCAAAGCCACTGGGGAAATCCCATGCGGCGTTTCCATCACACGCGGAACCAGGCTGGTGATCCGATGAGCGAGCTCGCGAAGGCTTTGGCGACCGCACGCGGCGTGATGCGCGGGACCGTCCACAAGGGCGGAACCAACCAACACCAGCGCTATCCGTACGTCGGCCACGAGCACGTGATGGTCAGTGGCGCGCGCGAGGCACTGCACGGCAACGGCCTGTCTCTCGTACAGACCAGCGTCGAGTACGTCGGCGAGGTCCCTGGTGGCAAGGTGCAGGCGCTCTTGTGGCGCGGGAACTTCCGCCTCCTGCACGCGTCAGGCGAGTCGCTGGACCTAAGCTACCTCGCGACCACGCAGGCGAACGATAAGGCCGCCTTCGTCGCCTCCACGTCGCTCGACCGCACGGCCTTCCTTCGCGTGCTCGCCCTCGCGGGCAGCTCCGAGGAGGACCCGGAGCACGACGAGCACGACCGGCGTGCGCAGCAGCACCAGCAGCACCAGCAGGCGCAGCCGTCGCACGACCGCGAACGCAACGCCACCGACGCAGCCTACAGCTTGCTGCTCAAGGCGCTTCGCGCGCCTGACGCCAACACCGCAGCGCGCGTCAGCTCTCTCCGCGAGGAGGCGAGCCGCCTCAAGCCGCGCCTGCTCGAGCGTCAGATCGAAGAACTCAGTGTCGAGCTTCGCGCGGCCATCGCGCGCGTGCGTGAAGCCGAGGAAGCCGAAGCTGCACTACAAGCACAAAACGCAGCAGAACAAGGTGGTGCACTGTGAATGTGTGGGCGATAACGGGTCGGCTCGGTCATGACCCCAAGCTGCGTACGCTGCCAAGCGGGACGCTGGTGCTCAACCTGAGCGTCGCGGTGGCCCAGCGCCGCATCAAGGACAAGGAAGGCAAGTGGGTGGACCAGCCGCCCGTTTGGACCGATGTGACCTTGTTCGGCGCGAACGGGCAATGGCTCTCTGAGCGCCTCGCGAAGGGCTCGCTCGTCGAAGCGGTGGGCGAGCTCGGTGTCCGCGAGTACGAGGCGCGTGACGGCACCAGGAAGACGCAGGTCGAGCTGGTAGCAACGCGTGTGTTCCCCCTTGAGGCGCGCGACGGCGCGCACACCGAGCGCTCTGCCGAGCACCGCGAGAGCCGCGGCAGCGGCGCCAGCACTGGCAAGGGCTACGGCCAGCCCTACACGCGCGACGAGGCGCCCCCCTTCGATGACGACGACTCGATACCTTTTTAGTGTGTATTTGTCGTACTTTGTAATCAGTACTGGTGGTGTAAAATGGACTCGAAGGCGTGCTTCAAGTGCCACACGACGCAGCCGCTTGGCGAGTTCTACAAGCACAGTGAGATGGCCGACGGCCACCTCAACAAGTGCAAGGACTGCACGCGTGCGGACGTGTTCTCAAACCGCACCGCGAAGCTCGACTATTATCGAGCCTACGACCGCGTTCGGTATGCGCACCACGGTTATCGAGGCACCGCCTCGGATGAAGCACAACGGCGTGGCTCACGCGCGTACCGAGCGCGCCATCCCGACAGGCGCCGCGCCCATCTCGCCGTTCAGTGCGCGGTTCGACGCGGAGACATCAAGCCGCCCAAAGCGTGCAGCGGCTGCCGCCGCAAGGGGATAAAGCTGCATGCGCACCACGAAGACTACAGCAAGCCGCTCAAGGTCACGTGGCTCTGTCATAAGTGCCATTGCGAAACCCACCGACGCTACGACGTGCGCGACGACCTGGCCGTCTTGGCGCGCGGTCCGATGGGCCGCCCGTGAGGCGCCAGCGCAAGCTTGCTCGCAAGATCGCGCGGCTGATCGTGCTGAGCGAGTGGGCGTACCTGGTGGGCCGCCTTCGGCCGTACATCGACCTCGGCGTGGCGCTGCTTTTGTCGCTGTGCGTGGGCGGTTTTCTGTCCACCCGCTTCGGTGACGCAACCCTGTATTCCTGGCTGTCCGTGCTCGCGCTCGACCTCGGGCTGCGCATCCGCTGCGCGTGGCTCCAGCTCCATATCGAAAAGCTCATGCAGGATGTAGCAAAATGACCGATGTTCCCCAAAGTCATCAAGAGCTCGACGCGATGCTGACCCGCGAGCTTGCCCCGTTGATGGAGCGGCTCGCCCGCGAGTTTAGCGTCGTGACGACGGCGGTATGCGTCGTCGAGGACAGCGGCATCACCAGCGTGATCAGCTGCATGACGCCGCACGTGGCGCGCGCTTCGCTCAAGACGGCGCTCGCCGCTTATGACAACGACAGTCACGACGCATGAGCAAGCCTCGCCAAGCCCACGACGTGCCCGCGGAGGACCTCGCCGACCTCTGCGAGGAGCTTGGCTTCGCGCTCTACGCAGCGCACGAGCGCGCCTGTGTGCTCAGGGAGCGCGTCGACGAGCTCGAGGCGCAGCTGGCTCGCCACGCACAGGCTAGCGATGCGTGACCAGGCAGCGGAAACAGTGCGACCCGTCGCCCCCGTTGCCCGTCGTCCAGACGTCGCAGCGCCGGCACAGGAACGCATCGCACACGCGACACACGTTCTCCGCGAGCTCCGCTGCGCACCCCGGACAGCGCGACACGCGCGCGAACCCGCTCGGGTCGATGCCGAGCGACAGCTGCTTCGGGCGCGCCGCCTTGGTGCGCCCGGGGAACAGTGTGGCCATCGTTTGCTGTCTCTTACTGAGCTCGTTCCCGGATCGCATCGGCATGTGCACAGAGTACAACCCCTGCGATCCCCGGTCGCTGGTGCGGCTGCACTTCAGGCTGATCGGCCGATCAGCGCAGCACCACTTCGACGTGGAAGCCGCGCGACGACAACAGCCGCTCGAGCAGCCAACCGCTACCCCGCGGCCACCACCAGCGCGGACGCACCCACACCACCGCGTCGGGCCACACCTCCTGGTCGTAGTGGTCGCGCTCGCGCTCGTGCGCCTCTACCACATGCACGTCCAATACCTCGACGCGGTACCAGGCGAGCCGATGGCGCAGCTCGGCCTCGCGCACACGCAGCATGGTTTCGGGGGGCTCGGGAGTGGCCATGAGGCATGATATCACAGTCTGCATACTGTCTGCAGACCTTACCCTATTCTGACGCAGAAAAACCGACGGTGTAACGCTACCGTATTTGTGTGTCGAGTTGACAGTCTACTAGTTCTGCGAACAGCTGTGACAACAGGCATTACGAGGAGGGGGTAAGAAATGAGCAATCGATGGCAGCGCCGAGCGGCGGCATCAGAGGCGCGCAAGCGCGGCAGCTGGGAGTGGGTGCAGCTTCCGATCGACCCAGCGCTGTTCGAGCGATACCCGGCCGTTCAGAACGTGCGCGCCGCCTATCGAAACGACTTCTGGATCGTGCAGGTCTACGAGTTCACCTGCGCGCTCGGGCCGATGCTGCACCTAGCGATCCGCTCGGTCGCGCAGGCAGGCACGCGCTCGGGTGTCGAGCCGTCGTGGTCCGAGCTGCAGCGGATCAAGAACGAACTGTGCAGCGACATCGCCGAAGCCGTGCAGGTGCACCCGCGCGACAAGGACCTGACGGACCAGGCCGATATGTACCACCTGTTCGTGCTGCCACGTGGCTGGCCGCTGCCGTTCGGTCTGCACAGAGAGAACGGACTCGCGCCACGGCGCGTCCGTGTGGAGGTGTCGTGATGGGGCGTGAACGAAAAACACTCTGTGTGGACTTCGACGGAGTACTCCACGAATACATCTCACCATGGACGTTCGCGGATGAGATCGCAGACGGGCCTGTACCTGGCGCGCTGGACTGGCTGGTGGCGATGCTCGGCGAGGGGTTCGACGTCTGCGTCTACTCATCCCGCAGCAAAGACCCCGCGGGCATTGCTGCGATGCGGGCGTGGTTCGCCAAGCACGGGATGGACGCTGACATTCTTGAGCAGCTGGACTTCCCGACCGAAAAGCCTGCCGCATACCTGACCATCGACGATCGCGCCTTTCGCTTCGAGGGCGACTTCCCGACGGCTGACTGGATTCGTCGCTTTCGTCCGTGGAACAAGTGGGGCCGCTCGTGAGCGGGACAAGGAGAGCACATGCGAGTAACTGACGAGCTGGTCGAGCGCCTGGGATACGCCCTCGACGCGTGCGAGTTCAAGACGCCGTATGCGGACGTGCCCTCGATGCTGCGGCGCATCCTCGAAGACGTGCTGTTGCACGTGCCTGAGCCTGAACCTGGTCCGCACACGCGGACTCTCAATGCGATGGCGGAGATGATCGCCGATCGTGAGGTACGCATCACCGAGCTCGAGGCGAAGCTCGCTAAGGTGCGGACATGGCGCGAGGAATGGGGTCCCGCCGGCTACGACGAGCTCGAAGCCATCCTCGACGGCACGGAGGGCACATGCGCATAACCGACGAGATGGTAGTCGCAGCGTCAGCCGTGCTCTACGAGCGGCTTAGCTGCGACTACGAGAAGGTCGGCGAGATCGCTAACGCCGCCCTCACCGCCGCCCTCGCGGACGTCCCTGAGACGCTGCAGCACCGACTTCGCGCTGAGGCGTACGAGGAACTATCGCAGGCTCAGTTCCGCATCGCCGAACTCGAGGCGCAGCTCGCGAGCGTGCAGGCGCTGCCGGCCGAGTGGGAGCGCGCAGCCGACCAGGAAAGTACGTGGCGAAGCTACTCGCTCATGGCGTGCGCCGCCGAACTGCGCGAGCGCGCCAGCAAGGAGACCCCATGAGATTCGATTGGCTCGCGTTCGTGCTCTTTGTCGTGCTGCTCGCGCTCGTGCCGCGGCCCGTCACGCAGCCTCAGTGGGCCGCCTTCGTCGTGGCGGTCGTGCTGCTGGTGCTCATGGCGCTTGCGCTCTTGGGCGTGCTTGGGGGCTTACGATGACCGACCCACCGCGCACTGCGTCTCGCTCCACCATGCAGTCCTATCGCCACTACCGCGGAGGCACGTACACCCTGCTCTGCCTCGCGGAGAACAGTGAGAACCGCTCGGAGACGATGGCGGTCTACGTCTCGCACCTCACGCGCAAGGTGCTGGTGCGCCCGTGGTCGATGTTCCGCGAGGATGTTGTGTGGCCAGACGGGCAGCGCCGGCCGCGCTTCGTCGATGTCGCGGACGCACCTGAGCCCGAGCATAGCGCCGCGTACTATCAGGAGGTCGCGATACGCCACGCACTCACGGAGGAAGCCGCTGACGCGCGCGTGGCCGAGCTCGAGGCGCAGCTCGCGCGGGTGCGGGCATGGCGCGACGAATACTTCGAGCACATCACAGAGGACCCGCTCGGCGAACTGAACGGCCTTCTCGACCAGGAGATCCCATGACCACCCGATTGACTGGCGTATACGTCCTGTTTGAGACCGACACCCGCGAGGACGACGCTGCCGGCCTGATCGATGCCATTCGCAGGTTGCGAGGGGTGCTCGATGTGCGGCCGGAAGCGACGGACCTCTCCCAGTGGGCTGCGGAGACGCGCGCCCGGCGTGAGCTACGCGCCAAGCTGATCGATCTGCTCGTCGAGAAGCCATGACCGCAGCCAAGCGCGGGCAGCTGTGGCGCAAGTGGGAACACCGCGTGCGCCTCGACCTGATGTGCCGCCGCGGCGAGGCGTGCCCCGCCTGCGGGTACGTGTACGCCAACGGTCTGTCGGGTGTGACTGGCGAGGGCACGACGGGCTTTAGCGCCTCGAAGGACGCGACCCTCACCATCTGCACGCGCTGCCGTAAGCTGCTGGCGGTGCCGCGCGATGAGGCCGCGCCCATGCGTCTGCTGAGCGAGCTCGAGGTGTTCCTGCTGAGCGACGACGACCGCAAGATGATCGCCGACGCGACCGAGCTGATCGACTACTACACGCAGCGGTGGGACTGATGGCTGGAGGGGAAGCAGCATGAGCGACGACAAGACAACGCCGCCTGGCGTCGAGGCGATGGTTTCGCCGGGCAATCTCCTCTTCTCTGGCAGAGGTCCAACGCACTTCACGCTGCCGCTTCGCGAAGGCGACGTTGTGACCGTGGGCGACCTGCGCGGTATCACGCTGACGCTCCGCGAAGTTGACATCGCGGACCACCGCGCCATGGCAGAGCGCATCGCTGAGCTCGAGGCGCAGCTAGAGGCAACGAAGCACGAGAGACAGTATCAGCGGTGCGTTGTCGAACTGCGCGCGAAGCTCGCTAAGGTACGTGAAGCGTGGGAGCGCTATCAGCGGCACGACCTCGACCGTGAGGAGTTCGAGGGCACCGTCGCGGAAGTCGTGGAGGGCACATGAGCGACGACGAGCGGATCACAAGGCTGGCCGAACTGGCGCGGCGGGTATGGCCAGACAAGCCGCGCCTCGCAGTGAAGCTACATGCCGACTCAGCGTCAGCGACGGTGCAAGACGGGCCGAAAGACGGCGGGTGGATTGATTCGCTTCTGCTTGTCGAGGACCACCCGCGCGCGCTCGATATGCTCGAGGCCGCGCTACTGGTGGGGGCGGGAGACGCGCCGCTGGTGGCTGCTGGCCAGGGGGCGATGTCCAAGCTCGCGGAGCCCGCATGGGTCGAGCCGCTCGCCGCTGCTTGGGAGGCCGAATCGCTCAGGCTGGGCGACCGCTACGAGCAACGCTACACGGACGACGCGCGCGAGGAGAAGCTTGGCGAGGCGTACGCGTACGACACGTGCGCCGAGCAGCTGCGCGAGCGCGCGAAGTCCTAGCTCAGCCCGCCGGCCCGATCAGCCCCACCAGCCGCGAGAAGCTGCGAGCGAGGTTTCTCCCCAGGCGCTGCGCCTCTGCTTCAGAGCTCGCCGCCACCTCGTGCACCTCCCCGGCGAAGGCCACACGCACGAACCATCGCCCGTCGCGCTCGACCGGCTCAGAGATGCTCGCGCCGTACTCGCTCATCGGCCCGACTCCTGCTTCTTGCTGTCGCGAACCTCTTCCTCGCGGTTGGCGTGCTGCATCGCCTCAGCGCGTGCGCGCTCGAGATCGAGGAACGCCTCGTGGTCACCACCCTTGTCTGGGTGCTCGACCGCGACGCAGCGCCGCCACGCCTGGTGGATGAAGAACATCGTATAGGGCTTGTCCGGGTCGAGCCCCAGCCGGTCCGCCCACCAGGGCCGCGCGCGGGCAGCTGGCGCGGCGCCTGCGCTCGGCAGCGCGGGCGCTTTGAAGCCCCATGTAGCGCGCTTGATGGCTTCGCTGGCGCCAGCGCGCTCCATCGCCCGGATCGACTCGATCGTCACCCCGCAAGCACGCAGGTTCGCCGCGACGTTCGGCCAGCCATCGCACGCGATCACGCGCACGATGGGGTCTTCGTCGGTCTCGTAGACGCGCTCGAGCCACCACACCGCAACGGCCGGATCGCCGTCGCGCCGCACCTCGCGCGAGCTCGCGAAGGGTCGGCCGTTGCTGTGCGTGCCGCGCACGTTACTGGTGATCACGAACGCGGGCTCATGCTTCCCGCGCCACCCAGGTTGCCAGCGCACGGCTTGCCAGTTGGCCATCTCGTGCGCGAGCTGCTCGGCCGCTCGCTGCATGGTCATGCGGTAGCGCGATTCTTGCCGATACTTCAGCTCCGTGCGCGCCCAGTCGTCGGGCCAGGCGAGCGGATACGGGGGAGGCAGAAGGAGGGGTGTCACGTGTCATCCCTGTCCGGCTCGAGCTCCTTGATGCGGCGCTCCGCAAGCGCGCGCATGCGCGTCTCGAAGCCTTCGAGGTCACCCGGGTAGGTGCCCTGCGGGACGCGCACGATGAGCTGCAGCACCACCGCCGCAGCGCGCAGGTGCGCCTCGCCGAGGCCCCACAAGTCCGAGAAGTCGAAGCCTCCCAAGTCGGGCGCGTCGTGCCAAGCGCAGAGCAGACGCCGTGCCCGCGCTGCGCCACCGCCGTAGCCCTCCGCGAGGTCGAATAGGCGCTCGAGCGCGTCGTGCTCGGTGTCGGTGAGAGTAAATCTAGGCATCAATACGGGTCCAGCGTCTCGGCGCCGCACGCGAAGCAGACCCAGACGCGATAGCCGCACCCGTCTGCGTCGTAGCGCTGGGCCTGGTCGCCGGTTTCGTGCGGGCACTTCTCGATCGCCGTGGCGCACGGCTCGCACAGGCCCCGATTCATCGCGATCTCGTAGACCGTATCGCCGAGCACTGAACTGCACAGGCTGCAGCTTGGCATTCCCTCTTGTCTGCTGGTCATCACCATCACTTCCTTCCAATCACAGACTAAAAAGCCAGTCCATCACCCACGGGTACGCCATGACTGCAGCCATCCCAGCGAACGGCCACCACCAGTAGCTGCCATACAAGCCGCTCGGGATGAGCACCGCAGCGCCCGCGCAGAGCACGAGCAGCACTTGCAGCACCTCCCAGCACCAGGCGGGGCGACCCATCGTCAGATCCTCGTCGTAAGCGGTGGCTGAGGTCTGCGCGGCACTGGCGGCGCTTTCTGCGGCGCGCGCTGCGGCGCCTTCGGCTCGGGAGCTGCCTCGGCCGGTGGCTCCGCAGGCTCGCGCACGAGCGCGTCGAAGTCTTCGTCGCTGAGGGCTGCCATCTCGCGGTCGTGCGCTTCGGCTGCCGCGAGCTCGCTCGGGGTCATGCGCTTGCGCCGCTCCGCTCGCGCCTCGTCGAGCGCGCGCCCTAGCCTCTCCTTCATCTCGCGCGTCCCCTCCTCGCTCTCGCGGACCGTCTCTGGCGACACTACCGCCCGCGTCGGGACGAGCTCGGCACGCGTCCCGCTCGGATGGCACACGTGGAGAAACTCCTCCAGCTTGTGGCCCTGCTCCCGGTGGCACTTGGCGTTCGCCTCGTGCCACGGCGCGTTCTGCCGGCCTTCGTACCAGGAGTGCAGCAGCAATAGCCCCCCGAGCGCTGCGACGGCAGCCGTGCTCCACGCGCAGAACACCGCGAAGGCGCGCAGCTTGCCTAGCCACAGCAGCACCACCAGGCCGGCAACGATGGCGAGCCACCAGAGCCCGCTCCAACCTGCGTGAGGCGCCAGCAGGCAGAAGATCAGGGCGTAGTGCAGCGGTGTCATCAGCCTGGCTCCTGGTCCGCGAGGCTGTCGTCGATCGCGACACCAAGCCGCCGAAGCAACTCCTCGAGCTCGGGACGCTGGCGCATGCGTTCGATCATTCCCTCGCGCACGATGCGCCTGACCAGGCGCTGCATACTTGTCTCCTCTTCTTTCGCGAGTCTCCGAAGCTCGGCCATCTCGCACTCGTTGAAGCGCGCATGGAACGTGACCATCTCGCCGCTTTCTTCCGGCTTCCCGAGCACCCGAGCCGCAACGCGCTCCGCATCTCGTGCATTCTCTCGCGGTGTCCCTGGTCGGATATGAGCCGGGTTCACACAGCCTCGCTGCGGAGCAATCAGAGCGTTGTCGTGCAGGTCGCAGCCGTGCAGGATCAGGAGCCCGTTCGGTATCCGCCCCTGGTGCAGCTCCCAACTAGCGCGATGCGCCGGTCGGTCACGGAAGCTTCCGTAGCGGTCGGCCTTGCCGTCCCACAGCCAGCATCCGTGCTGGTCCACCGTCACGCGCACCATGAAAGCTGCGCGTAGCTGCTCGAGCGTTTCGCCCTGTCGGAGTAGACGGTTCACCATCAGCCCTTCTCCTTTTTGGCGATGTCGCGCAGCGCCGCCTGGCGAAGGAGCAACACCAGTGCTTGCTGCACACTCGTCCCGCGCATCCCCGCAACGAAGTGCGCGATGGCACGGTCATAGTCGTTGAGGCGGAACGTGAATCGGTGTTCGGGCTTCGCGTTCGGGTCGCATTTGTCCCACGGCCGCGCCGGGCCGACCCCTTGCGTCTTGGCGCCACGAGCCAGCTGTTGAGCCAGTTCGTTCGTCATGAGGTTTCTGCCGTCATTGACGTCGTTGCCGCCCTCGCTGTCACTGCCGCCGCTGACGTCATTGCTGTCGGACATCGCCCGTAATCTCCTCGTAAAATGCCCACATATCGTCGGCTGACTTCTTCGCTGCCTCGCGCGTCCTGCGGTCTGGAGAGAGCGGCATTTCGACGACGCTGACGCGCAGCTTGTAGGCGGTACGCCAGGGCTTGCGGTACGCGATTGTCGTCCTGGCGAGCTCGAGCATCGGAAAGTCCGCGAGCTCCTCGCGGGCCTCTGGCACTTCGTCGTCGTGCGTGTGCGGCGAGCACTTGTTCAGCAGTACCCAGGCGCGTAGCGCGTGGTTGCCCATGCCCTGCACTAGCTTCACAAGGTCGTTCAGTTCGCGCGCCGTCTCGAGGTCACAGTGGCTCGGCACCATCGGGCTGTAGAGCCGGTCCGCCGCAGCCAGCGCGTAGCGCAGCTCGGGCTGGTCCGTTCCGCCGACGTCGACCACCACGTCTGCGTAGCGCTGACGCAGGTCCATCAGCGCCTCGAAAATCTCCCCCGTCAGCTCGGCCCAGTTCACGCGTGGCAGCTTCACCGCCGCGTCCGCGTTCGCAGCCGCGCGCTTGGCTGCCCACTTCGCCGCCGAGCGCTGCGGGTCTGCGTCG